CAGAAGCCACGGCAGCTCCGAAGCGCACCATTTCCAACCAAGGAAATAATGGCAATAGGCCCCACCAAAGGGGCCATGCCATCAAGAAAATAAGGAATCCTTGAATGGGAATTGCGAGCAATAGACCTACCAGATGAGAGCCGGGGGATTTACTGCTCATGGCTTCAGAACAGATCAGTGGAGCTGCTGCCGCCGCCGAGGTCGTCGTTCTGCCACACAGAAGCGTAGCCCTTAGGGCCTTCCTTGTCACCCTTGATCTTGACGGAACCAGTGAAACGAGGGGAACGATCAGAGGTCATCTTGTCGTTGGGCCATACAGCCATGTCGAGGCTGTAGTTGCCGCGATCATTGGCACCAGCCTTCTTCAATGCATTGAGAAGGTCAGGGGTGAGATCAATGGCGGCGGTAATAGTGGGGCGATTTGCCACGGTGTTGCTCCTTGAAGGATGTTGGATGCCCGTGAGGGCTCGGCCAGCATAGAGGCTCTAAGCCCCCTTGTCAACTGTGATCGTGAAGGGCTTACCGCCTGGATAGAATTCTTCAAAATACCGGCGGGTCTTGTCGTTCATGATGGCCGCCTGACAGGCAAGGTCACAGCCATCCATGGAAACGATTTGTGCCTCTTCTCCCTCTCCCGTGTCCGGGTCGTAGATGGAGATGGCGCAATAAGCTTCGTTGATTTCAATGCTGTACATTTGTTCAAGTGCCTGTGCGTAGGCGCCAAGTTGCATTTTGTAATCAGACAGGTAGCAGTCAAGCTTGCGCTTGTAGCTGGTTTTCCAATCGAGGAGGGCAATGTTGCCATTCTTCATCGTTGCCAGCATGTCAAACGTGCCGGAATAACCAATCTGCAACTCAGAATTGAAGTAGGCGATGGCGCTCTCTACGAGCAATGGCTGGTCAATGGTTTCCAGGAAGGGTTCGATGGAATGGAAGTAGGGGCGATATTTGCTCTTGGCTTCAAGATGGTGCTCAATATCCTCTCCATTCCATAGATCCTCCAGAACGCCGTGCAACCACACGCCACGATCAATGGAGCCCATGGTGCGACGATTGGCCTCTGCATCGCCCACGCGACGCCGCCAGTTGATAAGAGCCATGATCTTGCCCACGGGTGAGCATGCCCCGGCTACAGTCGTAACAGAGGGCAGAACCAAGCCCGCAGGCACATGGTCCAAACCCTCCGGCACCTTGTAATAGCGACGATTGTCCAGTTGGATGCGGTCTGGGACAAACTGCTTGAATTTCACGAGGGCGTTAGTTGTTCTTTACACAATACCCCCCAGAGCGGTAGTAGCCAAGGGGGCACGTGCCGGAATAGGTGATGGGCTCGTTACACGCCACTGCTGGCAGGGCAAATGCAAAAACAATCAAAGCAATGGTAGTTTTCATGGTTTAATGGAGGTTAATGGACGTTGCATGTCAACTTTGTAGTGGTCAATGATGGCGCCAGTGCCACGGTCCCAAGTAGTGCCACAGTCTGGACATTGCCAGGCATAGCCACGATCCTCACGCCAGGAAGAAAGATAGATGACTCGTGAGAACCATTCGGAGCCGCCAAAGAGATGACGGCTTTTTTCTGGAATGGGCTGGTCATGCCATAGGCTCCCGCATTCTGGACAGTTTTTGATGTCCGAAAAGTTGGTCACTTTAAGACTTCCCCCCAACACACGCGATTCGCTTGCCATAGCAGAGCCCTGCATAAATGATTTTCAGCAGGGTCCGGGTCAGAAGCATATACAGAATGCGCAGATTCCCATGCACTTAACCATTGTTCCTTCGTAGGAAACCTCATTTGATTCTGATTGTCCATTGATAAATAAGCTCCAAAAGAAAAACAACTGGCAAAGCAATGCAGCCTAATAAAAGCAGGCCAGGGATGGTCGTAAAAAGACTAGTAATCACAATGGTTCGTCAAGTGGAATGCCGTCAGAATTGGTGACAATTTGGCCCTTGAAAACAAGAGCCAAACGAGCTGCCGCCAGATCTAAAGCTTTCCCGCGACGAATACTTCCACTCCTTTAATTGCTTGCTCAGTGGTGCCTTCAGCGCAGATGGAACGAAGAGTGGCAATCTCCTGGGCCATAGCTGCCTTGGTAATCTTGATACCTTTTTCTTTGATCCATGCCGATACCATTGCAATGATTGCATTGGCGAGCATGTGAGCGTCTTTGAGGTCGTCACCTTTAGCAAGGCCAAGACTTTCAAGAGCAGTTTTTGCTGCCACTAAACTGGTGCGTTCCTCTGCGTATTGAAGGGGGTTGGCCTTGCAGAAGGCTGTAAGGGCCTCTTTTCCATTGAAGGCAGCAGTTGCCGCTCCTCCAGTAGCAGGAACGCTTGCTGCAGCAGGCGCCTTGTCCTGTTGCGATACCGCTGTTGGTTTCTTGCTCTCCTGTTGGAGGGGGAGTTTGGGCGCAGTTTGTACGTTGCCATCGTCAGCAGTGGGAATGTCTTCGCCGGAGTAAAGCTTGAGGCCGAGGCCAGTGAAAGTAGCAATGCACTTAACGCTTGCCCGTTGGATGTTGTCACTCACTTGACGAGCATCAAGTTCCTTAACGGCATTGTGCTTATTGTCCATGAGCGGAAAGACCAACGCAGGAGTGCGACGGCAGCCATCCGTGAGGTAGGCACGCAGAATCCAACAGCCGGTTTGGCCAAACACTGGCCATCCCATTGTGCTCTCCTCAAACGCCACAAACAACGTAGGGAATTGCTCCTTTAGGTAGCGAAAAGCAAACGGCCAGGACAGATAGGAGAGACCTTTGTAGTTCTTTTCAACGTGCTCACCAATGGGAAGCTCGTAAGCAGTCTTGAACTGCTCAGGCGTGATCTCTAGGGGCGAGAACAGACCATTCATGCGGTCAGAAAGGGCCAGCGATGCGGGGGAAGTAAGGTCCATGGGAAAAGAGAAAAGGTCGGAAAAGCAAGATTGAGTCACTTTACGACCCAGGGACAGAACTGTCTAAGTTCTGAATGAGGTCGTACATAATGACCACTTTGTTAGTGATTGTTTCTGCATGGTTGATGAGACTTTCACCAGGCAGCGGCCAGTCGCGAGTCACTCGCACGTCCGTAATGCCTTCAACGTGCTTCCAATCGAAGCCTTCATCCATGGCACCCTCCTCAAAACAGAGCACCACTTCCATGTCTTCATGGTCCATGATGTAGGCAGCTTGAAGGGCTTCAATCAACTGAGAGATTTTCATAGTCATCAAAAGAAGGTGGTAGTTCGGGCGCGGTGTAATCCACGCAAAGGGACCATGCCCCATTGGAAAGACTCGTGGAGCCCTCCCAGGCAGGAGTGCAACGGATGAGCCGCTCAAGCGCTTCGCTGCGGGACAGCTTTGCTTCTGAGGCGATGTTGTCTAAGTGGTCAACGGCATCTTGCGTGAGCGTGAAGTGCCTCTTGACCTTGGGGCTGTCGTAACTGGATTTCGGCATGCAGTGGCGCCGTGGTTCCTCCCCACAATACCCGCAGGAACCATTCCGACAAGCCTTTGAGCGATAAGAATGCCTTATGGCCACTGGGATTGCAGGAAAACGGCTTGGATGCCATGATGCTAGGTGGCAAACCATATTTTCCTTTTCATGACGTTCTCAATCCTGGACTTCCTAGACCAGTTGGAGCCCAGTAAGGAGTCAGGCAAATTCATGTGTCCCGCATGTGGGAACAATGATTTCTCCGTCAACAAGAAAAATGGTGCCTACACCTGTTGGCATGACGACTCCCCTGCCCACCGCGCAGAGATCAGGGATGTGCTGGCTCCGATGGTGCGATGGGAAAAGCCGCCGAGGGATCCCGGCAACTACACCTTCTCCTACAGGAACCAAACCGGCTTAGAAGTGGTGAAGGTTCACCGCGACGACACCTCTGGCAACAAGCGCATCTGGCAGGAATTTCCCACCATCGACCCCACCGCTACGGGGCAGAAGACGCAACTGCAGGAGGTGAAGGCGACCATCCTTCCCTTCATGTATGAGGAGGCTATTGCTGAGAGCGCTGCCACTGGTCTTCCCATTGTCGTGGTAGAAGGCGAACTCACCTGCCAAGCCGTTTGGTCCATCGGCCTGCCTTCCGTCACCTTCCTGGGTGGCAGCAAGCAGTACCGCACCAATGGTGACTACGCCAGCCTCTTCAAGAATCAAAAGCTAGTCCTGGCCCCCGACAGGGATGAGCAGGGCGTTGCCTTCATGAAGGAAGTGGAGGCTGACAATCCTGGAGCGCAATGGCTCTATGCGGATCCACGCTCTTGGGAATGGCAGAACCTGCCCAGTGGGAATGGCCTTGACCTGGCCGACTACATTGCTGAGGGCGTCACTAAGGACGATTTGCTTTCCTCCATCGTTTCCAAAGGTAAGCATGCTGGTAAAGACGGCAAGCCCGCATACGAGGAAATCATTTCAACAGTGGAAGGTTTTGTTGGCCTCTATGCCAATGATGCTCGTATCACCTACGAAACTGCTAACTGGCTGGAAATGCGTGGCGTGAAGATGAGCCAGGCCAATGTTGACAAGATTATTGACGAAGCCAAGAGTCGCATTTATGGCAAAGAGGAAATTGAAACCATTGACGCCCTCACCATTGCCAACACCGAACAATGCCGCGAATGGTTGATTGCTGGCATCATGCCCCTCGGAAGCGTGATGCTACTGGCTGCATCAGGCGGTACTGGCAAAAGCACCATCGTCTACAACTGGGCACTCAATATCGCCCTTGGCCAACCATGGAGCGGAAGGCGCTGCTACAAAGGCAAGAGCCTGATCATTCAAAGTGATGAACCATTGGTGGACACCAGCGAAAAACTTGGCGTGATTGGCTTCAAGGAAGCTGGCCTGGAAGCTGGCACCATTGCCTTCTGGGAGAACTGGCGCTTTGGCCACATGAAGCAGCTTGAAGACTACGTAAGGAAACATCGCCCAGCCTTTGTTGCCATTGACTCCCTCACTGCCTGTCTCGCTGGCATGGACGTGGACTTAGTGAAGAGTAATGCGGGTGACGTGATTTACGGCCTCCGGGACATTGCTAATCAATACAAATGCAGCATTATCATTCTCCACCACTTAAACAAGAGCGGCGGTCTGAGGGACTCAACAAGTTTTGTTGATAACGTGAGTGAAGTGGTTAAGCTCACTCGTGCTGAGAACAATGGCGATCCCAATCAATTTGTTCTGGAATGGTTGAAGAGCAGAAGCGGCCTCACCGGCAAGCATAATCTGCAACGCGACACGCTGTCCTACGGCTGGCGTTATGCAGGCCCTCAAGGTGGTTCCCTGGAAGAGCTTGACCAAGTGGTGAATACTGTCAACATGCGCAAGACTGAACGTTTCACCAAGCAACAAGTGGCGTCCATGTCTGGCACCTGGGATAACTCATCCACGGGCAAGATGCTGGAAGTTGCACGTCGGCAAGGCTTAATCACTAGCAGCTTCGAGTTTGGTCCCAATGGGGAACGCAAGCGTCTCTATCATTCCTGGGACTACAAAGAACCAGACACTGATTTTGTGGAGGCGCCTGAAACTGTTGCCGCTCACGATTTCTTCTAAACTGTAGACAGTTGCTACAACTGTCATGATCATCTGGGACAAAAACTTTATCAAACCTGCAGTTACGAAGGAGGAGCCCGTTGAGGCTCCTTTTTCTATGGAAGAAAATACTGAAACGGTAGTCATTGAAATTGAAGACAAGCCTGAGCAAGGCTGGGCTGGTAAAGGGTTTGGCTGGTCCTTATAGGACAATTTGCCAACTGGCACATTTGAGCTTGGAGGGGGTGTGTAGACTCGTCCCGTTCTTCTCCATCGTTCCGCTCCTGGGCATCCTTCGCCAGAGCGCCGTGCGAGAGGGTAGGCCCCCAAGGCCGTCATTCGATTGGCGCTCTTTACAATTCCCCCCTTCTTCTCTATATTGGCTACGACATCAACGTCGTCCAATGCCTACCGCTCCACTACCTCCCGACTGGCTTCCTTCCGCCTCCCACAATGGAACGCTCGTGGAGGTGCTGCAACACCATGGCTATTCCACGCCAGATCGTGGGCCAAGGCCATCGTCGCGAATCATGTATGGCGCTCGTGACAAGAAGGGTGAACGCCATTGGCGATCATCTCTGCACGAGATTACAAGCTTGATTGATCATGGCTTCAAAACCAACGCTGTTGCTTCTGGAATTTGACAATGGACGAAATTAACGAACTAATTGAAAAGCTTGCCGTAATTAAGGCAGCACAGAAAGTCTATGCAGAAAAGGAAACTTTCTACAAAGATTTGCTGCTGAAATTCCTTAAAGAGTCAGGGTTAGAAAAAGAAGAGAGCGATCATGGTTCCGTACGTATTCAACGTCGCTCTGAAAAGGACTATGGGGAAGCCGTAAGGGCACAAGAGGCCAGCGTTAAGGAGTTGAAAAAACTTAAGGATGACATTGGTGACTTTACAGTTGTTAGCGTTAAAGAAAGCCTTGTGTTCAATTTGCCTGGCAAATCATGACCACGTTCCTTATTTGGTTTGCCATTGGTTTCATGGTTGCTTTCATCTTCACTGAATAATTATCATGCCTAGTCCCGATATTAATTTTCTCTCAGAAGAAGCCGAGCTTAAATATGGAGTGAAAACTCTGCTGGAAGCTGGTTTCACTGCGAAACAAATTGATCGTATTAGGCATGAAATTGGTGTGGGCGTTGATAAAACGCCCTACAGCAAGGAGCTAACTGGGCAACGTCGTCACATGACGAGCGAATTGCTAGCGGCCAACATGAGCAACAGTCAAATTGCTCGCGTCTTGAAACTGAGCAAGGAAACTGTCAATGCCGATAGAAAGCACATTAGGCAGCTCTACACCGAGGAAATCCTTAAAAGTGCTGACGTCCATCGTGCCCGTCTCCTCAAGGAACAAATGGACCTCAAGGATGTGGCAATGAAGAGTTTTGAGGGCAGCAAAAAGAAACGCACCATCACCACTAGTGACAATGGCGAAGAAAATAGTAGTTCGATGATCAAGATTGAAGAAAGCGCTGGCGATGCCAGCTTTTTAAACGTGGCCAAGAACTGTCTGGTTGAACAAGCTAAGCTCTTGGGCCTCAATGAACTGCGACCACAGCAGGAAGAAAAGAAAGACTACAAGAGTTTCCTGGATGACCTGGCAAAGACTGTGGGCGACATTAAAGAACGTGAAGCTAATTCCACTGCCATTGATGCCACTGTTGCAGACGATGACGCTTCTACTGCCATCGTTTCATTATCTTGACAAATCCATAGCAAACCAGTCAGACTGAACGCATTCTCACCTTCCTCCATGGAATTTAGCTCTGTTGACGACTTTCTTCGTAAAGCCACCAATGCGAAGAAAAGCGAAAAAGACTTGATTGATGAGGAACTTCATGGAATGCTGTCCGATCCAGGCATTGTTGGCATCCCCCCGGAACTGGCTAAAACGCTTGAAGGGCTTTATGAAGACTATGGGGACGAGGCTCTCCGGCAAGTGGGAATGTTTGCTCTTGGTAAGTGGATGAGTCTCCATAGCGAAACCATTCAAAGTCACATTGAGAATGGCGGCTGGCAGGAATCGTTGCTAGTGATGGCCGACACCAGCAAGCTCAGCGCTGCTATGCGCATGGTGGAGGAGATTGGCAGTTTTAGCGGCACTGAGCAATGGACAAAAATGCTGAGGGAAGTGGTCGGGCAAGCCGTAATGGAAAACTGCGAAGATCAAGGTATTGACATCTTTTCATTCTTCAAGAACAATGATTGAAGGCAATATGTTTGATGTGTTTGCCGTTCAATTTTCTGACGGACGCGAAGTTTCCCTGATTGCTAAAGATGCAGACACTGCTCGGGCTTTAGCTCAATACTCACACCCTCAAAAGCAAATTATTAAGGTTTGGGAAATCACCTATTACGATCATGACAAATAAGCTTCCCCCCATTGTTAATCTCTGCATCCCACCAGCATTGTTGGCTGATGCGGAGGCAATTGCCGCCGAACATCCTCCAGTGCATCCCGCATGGTGCAAACTGCAGCGTCGTGGCAAGCATTTCGTCATTCGCACGAATGATTTAGAGGACATCACGGAAGTGGCTGACTGGGCCCGGTCAGCTTTAGTAGAACCGGCTAGCCCTTTAACAAAGACCAAAAGGCAAGCCTTCCAGGCCGTCCTAGACAGGGCTCATCGCTATGCCGAGATGGTGCCACTTGGCTTTTCCCATTGCATTGCCGTGAAGTGGCGTGACAAGCCATTATCAGGCGGCAGTTTTGTGCGTAGTGATGGCAGCCTCAAAAGCGAGGCTAAAGATAAGAAACACTAATGGCTAACAGGCTTGACACTGCCCATCGTCTCGTTCATTGTGGGCCAGTACCAAACAGACCAGCGATGGTCCCTCTCATGGCTCTCTTCCTAGAAAGCATTCCCAACACCACTAGCGTCTTCACTGACAATGGCGCAATGGTAATGAACCTTGACCAGCCCGTAGTATCCTGGCACTTTCACATTAAAGAGCTTGAGGAGTGGCTCACCACTCTTGAGGAGGCAATGGCAAAAGAAACCAATGCTGGCAATCGTCGTTCTTTTGAGGGCATGTATTTCTCAATGAAGACTGCTTATCGCAAGCATCTTGACCAGCATGAGGAAGTGCAGAGTCAGGCTCCCACTGCTGACGACCTCCAGGCTTATCTTTCTGCTTACGCTGCTGCCATTGCATCATGACTAATTCTTTCCCAATCCCCTCCCTACCGCCTGAGCTGGTGCAGCAGTGGCGCCATAGTTGGCTTCCCAGTCATGGTGAGTTTGTTGAATACGTTGCCACCCAAGCCGCCCAATGGGGCGCCGACCAGGAGCTTTTGGCTTGTGGCAACTACCTCAAACAGTGCGCTGCATGGGAAGAAGAGGATGTGACTGAGTTCTATAACTATCGCCGCCCGAGGCCACTGGGTTTGAAGGAACTGGCCTTGGAAAGTGTAAAACGATTTGAGAAAAGCGGTGAGTTTTTCTCGGACCAAATGCGTGAACTTGAGCTTATTCGTAAAGCACTGGAGACCATCAATGACTAACCAACATCCAATCACCCCACCGCCTGAACTTGTGGAGCAGTGGTTTTCTATTTGGGAGGCCAGCGATCAAGAAGAGGTATCTTTTGCGGAGTTTGCTGTTTCTTGTGCCGTTCAATATGGCGCCGACCAGGAGCTGGAGGCGATATGCGCGTGGCTTTGTGAAATGCCTGGCGGTTCGGTTATGGCAGAAGAAATCCGCGCCGCCCGCCGCCCCAAGCCGCCGACGCTGAAGGAGCAGGCGCTTACAGCACTGCGACAAGTTGGCAACTGTGAAGAAATTAACAACGCTACTTTTGAAACCATTCGCACAGCTCTGGAGGCATTGCCCAATGACTGACCACCTTCCCACCGATCTCAGCCACCTCAGCGAGGAAGAGTTCAATTCGCTCTGCCCGCAAGGTGAACACGCACCAGGACCAGCAGTGACCACCGACTTCCGCGCCCTGTGCGAAGAACTTAACGGGTTACTGGAATACATTTCTGACATAAGTCCCCATCTTTGTGAAGACGAAATTAACAACCTGACAAACAGCGCACGCGCCGCCTTGGCTGAGCAGCCGGTGGGGCCCACGGATGAGGAGCTGTGGGAGGCATGGGGGTGTTTCGAGCACGAGCCTTTCAGTAAGGGGGACACCATTATGCAGTTGCGTGAGTTCCTTGCTCGCTGGGGGCAGTCATGACTGATAAACAAACCACAAAAGACGTCGTACGCAATTTCATTATCACAAAGATCTGCTCAACCTCTCGCTATGAGTTGGCGGTTTTAGCTGAGAAATATGAAATTGAAGATGAATTTGCCCTTGTCGAATGTTTTGAGCATGAAGTTAGCCGCACCAACAAATTCTTTGGCTACCCTATGTACCATAATGACTAACCTCTCCCCTGCCGCACAAGCAGTGCTGGATGCTGCTATGCAACATTCAGGACCAGCGTTTGAAACTTTAGTTTGCAGGATGCTTGCTGATGCTCTTCATGCTGTCGCGTATCAACTAGCCTTTGGCCATGCCACAGGGAGTGGCGTTATTGACGAAGACGACCTCCGTTCCGTAGCAAATGAACTTAAAAACCTAAAACGATGACTGAACAAAAACTCTATACCCACACTCATTACATCTGGCATCGTGTAGTGCTTCGTGCATTCATTATGCTTCCAATTTTGATTCTTAAGATTCTTTCACAAGTATCTCTGAGTCTGTTTGAAGCACTGTTTGATGTATTCGATGAGATGCTTCCTGCTCATTACAAACAAACAAAAGTGACATTTGATCAACTCACTAAGGGAGAACAAGAGGCAATTGAAAGAGTTGCAAAAGCACGGGGAGTTATTTTGTCTCGGGTTCAAACATACTAAGAGGTATTATGACTGGCCTTTCTGCCGTCGCCCAAGCAGTGTGGCGTGCCCATGAACAAGTACTTGGAGAGGAGTGTGTGCTAACAGAAACTGACATGAAGGCACTCGCCGCCGCCCTTCGCGCTGCTGTAGTGCAAGTAGCTCCTGTGTCAACTAACGCCAGGCAAATGAAGATCCGCGATGAACTTCTGGCTATTGCCAACGAGCTGGAAGGAATGTCTAATTAGCGCCAAATTAGACGCAGGAAAAAAGGGGCCTTCAGGGGCCCCTTTTCTTTGACTTAACGAGGTCCGAGAGGCTGAGTGCCTCACAAATCAGGTGTTTGCCATCCATACTTCAATACTATACAGCTACAAGAAAAGGATCCTTACGGACCCTCATCTTCATCACCCTCCGATACGAAAAACAAGCTATACTGTGTAAAAGTTTTTCAAGATTATGGATTTGCCATCCAGTAGAAAGGAGGCCCGAAAAGCTGGATCTATAAGGTTTTTCAATGGAATACCTTGTAAAAAGGGTCACGTCTCACCACGTTACGCAAGAAACTCCAACTGCTGTGAATGCCAAAGAATTGGCAAAAACGAATACAGATCTAAGAATATTGATCGATTGAGACAGCAAGACAGAGATTACGCTCGCCTCAATTCCGGCAAAAGATTGGAAACGTCCACCAAGTGGAGGCAGCAGAACCGTGAAAAATGTTTGGCAAATAATTCTGCAACCGGCTCCTTTCGTAGAGCGGCTAAAAGGCAGGCGATTCCGCCTTGGTTAACGAAGGAGCAACGTCTCGAAATTGCAAGAATTTATGCGCTTTCGCGATGGATGACTAGTGCAACTGGTGAAAAATTTCAGGTGGATCATATTTATCCATTGGTTAGCGATTTTGTGTGCGGGCTTCATGTTCCGTCAAACTTAATAGTGCTTTCCCGGCCTGACAATGCAAGAAAAAATGCATATTGGTGGCCAGGCCAGCTTGACTGTCAAAAGGGAAGGGGTGCCAGTCATGATTGGTGGAAGCAACTGCAACAATCAGACGAAGTTAAGACTGCCTTTAATTTAGTTGCATGATGCTCAAAGGCAAAAGAAAAGGCCCTTGCGGGCCTTTCTTCTGTTACCTTCCGATTGTAAATTTCCCCTCCAGCGAAAATCTCCCAAAAATCGCTGCCCAAGGTGTATGGGATCCTTCGCGAGGGGGAAAGGGATCCAAACAGGCAAACCACGAAGCCCGGTCAATCCTTACGGAGAAACCATCCCTTCCATACCGTCCACCCTCGCGGGCCTTGCGTGGGAACGCAAAGCGAAGCCGAAGCTCCAGGACCAAGTAACTTGCAAATCATACCATGCTGCCTGCTGCCCTAGTCACGATGGGAAGAAGTGCGGTTAACCGGCCCTTAAATCGTGCTAGCGTCAAGGTGCTGGTCAGGCGACTGTCAGCCCAAACTGACATTCTTCTTTTTTCCTGTGATCAAAACACTATTTTCCGTTTGCTTTGCTGCCCTCACCTTTGTGCCAGTGGTCAGTGAAGCTGCTTCATCGCGTCAATGTGGCCAAGCCTCATGGTATGGACCAGGCTTCGAGGGCAGGCGCACTGCTAATGGGGAGCGCTTTAGCCCCTACGCATTGACCGCTGCTCACCGCTCATTGCCCTTTGGGAGCCGCGTGAGGGTGACCAATCAAGCCAATGGTCGTAGCGTGGTTTTGCGAATCAACGACCATGGGCCCGTCTATTCAGATCGCATTATTGATTTGTCCAGAACTGCTTTTGCGGGCATCGCAAGCACTGGACAGGGATTGGCGAGAGTCTGCATCGCTCGCGCCTAGTGGTACGATGGTTTCGGAAAGTGCTAAGCGTCCTCTCGGCTGAAGGGGGCGCTTTTTTTTGTAAAGAATTGTTACAGCGTTGGCATGGGAGGCCATTTGGCTGTATTCTTCTTTCACGAGGCGCGACCCTCACCACCCTACTCACTACAACCATGTTCAAGCCCCAAACCAAAACCGACATTATCAAGCGCTTCATCTGCGACGCAGGCAGCAGCATCATCAGCGTTGAATTCGTCAAGGCCGATGGCAGCATCCGCAAGCTGCAGTTCAACCCCCGCGACACGCAGGAAATTAAAGGCACTGGCCACGCCCTGAAGAAGCCCAGCATCGTCCGCTGCCGCGACTTTGCAGTGGCTCGTAAAGAAGGCGAGGGCGCATGGCGTTCGTTTGATTGCGAGCGCGTGGTCAAGATTCAAGCCCACGGCGCCGTCATCTCTTTCTGAACCATGAAAGATACATTCATGAATGGCCTTGCCCTTGGTGCGGCCACTGGTGCTCTAGGCTTTATGGTGTTTGGCATCATGACTGATTTCCCTGCCCCACAGAAGGATCCGCAAGCCCTTGCCATCTGCCTAAAGCTGCATCCTGAACGCTACTGCCGCATCACTTACGACGGCCTCGAGCCCTGACTTTGTAAAGTTTTGCAACAGCCCCGGAAAGGGGGCGTTTCTGCTGTATTGTTCTCTCAAGGGCGCGAGTCCACCACTTTTAAAACCATGGCCTCCTATCTCGAAAAAATCGAAGCTGACCGTCAGGCACAGCACAGCGGCACCGGCATCCGCAAGTACCAAACCAGCGATGGCATCAAGTGGGAAGTGTACTGTTGGGAGCGCGTGACTGAACTGCAACACACCTCCTACCCTGTGTCTGACTTGTTCGACCACGAATGGCAGGCTCAACGTTTCCTCACCGCCCTCAAGCACCGCTGATCATGCCTAAGCAAACACCGATTGAAGCGGCCAGGCAGACTGGCAATGGATGGCGAGGTATCCAGCTTGCTTTGGTTGCTGATCTTGACCTTGCTGATGTCTGTCGCGAATGGATTAAAGGCTGCACGTGCAGCCCAAGAGACAGGCCGCAAGACTGCCCGGATTGTACTGACGGTTTCCTAAAAGCTGTGTTGGACAGAGCGCAGCGCCATGGGCTTGCCATTGGCGAGAATTCATTGTTTGACCAGTTCGGCAGTTTCGGAGAAATGCCCAATGACTAACCAATTTCCTGGCGCCACGAAAATGGTCCTCTCCCCCGCCGCGCAGGCAATCGAAGAAGCAGTGGACAACGCATGGTCGAACAGCAGAGCCCGAGCCGCCGCCGCCCTTCGCGCTGTTGCGGATCAAGCCGAAAACGTCCATCCAGCAAGACCTTCCACCGAATGGGGTGAGGGCTGGCTAGAAGGCGTTCAAGATGTCGTCGCAGGCTTCCGTCGCATTGCCGATGAGTTGGATGCACAACCATGACTAATTACAAAGCCGATTTACAATGCTGGGCAGACCTTGAAGCATGGGCTGGCAGTGGAGCCAGGGCTTCAACAGACCATTGCATTCTTGAGCTGCGCTCTCGCATTGAAAGCCTGGAGGAAGATAGCTACGAAGAAAACAAAAGCAATCATCATTGTTTCGAGGCTCTTGTGCAGCGCATTGAAAAGCTAGAAAAGACTGTTCGTTTCCTTGAGCAACAGGATCGTTTGTAAACAATTGTTACAGCCCATGGTTTTGACTGTCTGTCTGGTCTACCTTGCTCTTGTTCAGGCGCGAGCCGCTTCCATTTCGTCATGAGAACTGCACCTCCTACTCCCATCGTTCCCACCATCCATCTCAATGGCACCAGCGGCCAGGATTTAAAGGCTGAGTACTATGCCGCCTATGAGGCCATTGAAGCTGCTGTAGAGGCCCTCGCAGCGGCAACCTCCAATTGTCGAGATTTTTACGTGCAAAGTGCTGATGCGTATTATCAGCATAAGGAAGAAAGGGCCGAAGCCTTTGCTAGCTTGAGAAAAGCGCAGGACTATGTAGAAGAAGTGCTGGTGGGCATTTGTAACCAACTTTAAGCCGTGCTATCATTCTTATTCGTTGACTACTAGGCGAGTGAAGCACTGGAGAGGCATACCCCCGTGGCAAAGGCTATGGGGCAGTATTACAGAGGCACCAATCGATCTTTGCTGGGAATGGAAGGCAACTTCAAGGCTTAAGTCTGGTTACGGATGTCTCTCCATGAATGGCAAATCATGCTTGGCGCATCGAGCTGCTTACGAATGGGTTTTTGGCCAAATCCCTAAGGGAATGCTTGTTCGTCACAAATGCGACAATCCCTCATGTTGCAATCCATTTCATTTGGAACTTGGCACGGATAAGGATAATTACAATGACATGATTGAAAGAGGCAGGCGTGTTTTTAACGGAGCAAAAGGAGAGCGTAATTGCAAAGCAAAACTATCTGAAGAGCAAGTGAAGAAGATTCGTGCAATGTACGAAGCTGGCGGAGAATCTACAAATACTTTGGCGCGCAAATTTGATGTGACCCAGGCATTGATTAGCCAGATTGTTCTGCGCAAGATCTGGAGACACGTTTGACCAGACCAAGCCTTTGTAAACAATTGTTACAACGGGGCCTCCAGGCCCCTTTTGGCTGTATTGTTCTCTCACGAGGCGCGAGCTTCACCACCCCGGTTACAACCATGGCCATCATTAACCACACTGTTGAGCAGATCGCTCCAAACCTCGATTCCTACACCAAGTTCGAGGGGCTAGAGCGCCTTGATTTCAAAGTGGTGCTGCCTGACTTTGCCGAGCCCTTCCCCGCGAACGTGCGCAACGGCTATCCCCAGCATCTGCTCCGCACGCTTGAAATGCACGGTCTGCTGCACGTGTGCCACCGTTGGTATATCAATGGGCCAGTGAGGGGCGAGTGGACTATTTCCACTATGGTGGGACCCATCACTGTTCCCGGTGGCACTCGCATTATCTCCGAAGAAGTGCCCTCCACCATGAAGGCCATTAAAAAGCCAGCCTCTCTTGGTAAGCGCATCTGGGACTAATCATAAAATATTACAAAGGGGCCATAAGGCCCCTCTTATTCCTTCCAAACCATGATTCTTGTTGATTTCTTTTCCCATCGTTCCTGTTTAGGCACAGAACTTATTGAAGGATGGTATTGGTATGAAGACGATGGGGAAGAAAGTGGTGGGCCTTTTGATGATGAAGAAGATGCTACTTTTGCTGCGCAATTAGGAGAAAAATCTAGGCCGCATGAAGATTTTACTTTTCCTTTCAAACGATGAAGGGACTTGCTCAAAGGCGGTAAGGACTTGCCAGAAAGCGGTAAGGGACTTGCTGGGAAACGGTATGGGGACTTGCTGAAAGACGGTATAGAGCGCTAGCGCTAAAGGCCGCCGCCGCCCGCTGCTGCTAGTACGCTTGTACCATAGTACACACATACTATAGTACGTTTGTACTATATAAGCAAAACTTATCATTCCGGGCTGAATCATAAGCTCAGCTTATACTATAAGCCCAGCTTATCAATCGGGCCTCAATCATAAGCCTGGCTTATTATATAAGCCCAGCTTATCTTTCACGAGCAAACCATAGTCCCTGCTTATTTTATAAGCTCAGTTTATGGTTTGAGAATAAACCATAAGCTGCGCTAATTATAAAGAATTGTTAAGATTTTAGGGTTGGGCCGTGTTAACGGGCCCACCGTGGGCACAATGGGCGAGACAACGGGCAGGCCGGATGCGCCGCCCTTGTCAAGTCCTTCTCTGTCCCCTCGCTACTTCTCCCAATGCTCGCTTCTCTCCATGCCCTGCAGGGCCTCGAGGCCCTCGCTCTCACCGCCGCCCGTATCTGGGCCGCCGCTGGTGAACTGCTAACCGCCGGAGCGATCCTATGGGCCCTGGATGCCCTCGCCCGATCAATCCGCCTCGCCTATTCAATGGGCCGCACCATGGGCCGCCTTCTCTGGCCCGTCCTCCATGCTCTCGCGGCTGGTGGCCGGTGGTTCGCCGCCCACATCGACTGGGCAGAGGTGGCCGCCGTGGTGGTTGACTGCTTAAAGGCCCTGGCTGTGCTCTGCTGGCTGGTGGCTGTTGAGGGCCGCCGCCTCCTTATCTCCGCCTCCGCCGATATGGGCCGCCGTTACTCCGCCGCCCTCGCTCCTTCTCTGCCGGTGGTGGTGGCCTCCGCTCCCTCCGCTCCCTCCGCTCTGCCCGTTGCCCCTCTGCTGGTGGTGGTGGATCCCTCTCCCCATCCTCTCGCCGTGGTGGCCGCTTCGCTTGAGGCCCTCACTTGTAAGGAACTCCGGGCCCTTACCGGCACCCGCCGGAAACTACCCAAGGCCTCGCTGGTGGCCCTCGCCCTCGCCCTCGCTTAATTGTAAAGAATTGTAACGATGGGGGCCGCCCGTGCTGGTGGCCTCCCTCGCCCGTGCCATGCTCTCCATGCCGGAGCGATCCGGCCCAACCGTCAACCACCGCACCGCTCTTCATGGCCTCCGCCCTCGCCTCCGCTCCCTCCGCCCTCTCCTCTGCTGATCGTGCCGCCTTTAGGGCCGCTGATGCCCCTGCTAAGGCCCACCTCGCCCGGTTCGGCCTGACGCTTGAGGGCCTGCTAACCGTGGGGGCCTCCAATGCGAAACTAGCCAAGGGGGCCGCTCAGGCCCGCGCCGTGATTCTGCACCACTTACCGGCCCGCTCCCTCTCCCAGGCGGTCTATGGTGCCGCCGCCGGCCCTACTGCCCCGCGCTCTCGCATTGATGGTTTGGAGGCCCTCGCCCTCCGGAATGAAATAGGCGGGCTAGTGGGCTCCCATGATGGGTGCCCGTGGAAGTCGGCAGGCTGTGAAAACGGCTGCCTCGCATGGGCTGGGCACGGTGGCATCAGTAGCACCGTGGCATCCTGCAGGGCCCGCCGGACCATGGCTTTCATCTACAACCCCGGCGGCTACGCTGTGGCTGTGCTGTGGGCGATTGCCCGCGAATACAAAAAGGCACAAGCCCAGAGCCTCCCTCTTGCGGTTCGCCTCCGGGGAACGGATGATCTCCCTTGGCACGAGCTCCGATTCACTCTCTACGCTGACGAGGCCCGCGCCATGGCCCACCGTTACGGGCTGCCCGTGGTGCCGGGCCTGGGAACCACCATCCCCGAGGCCCTCGCTTTGGTGCCTGGTTTGGAACAATACGAATATTCCAAGGCTCCCCTAGAGGGCCCCTACGGTCTCAGAGCGCAACGGGCCGCCGGAGTTGATACCACCGCCTCCCTTGCTGCTGATCGCCCTCAAGGCCTCGCCCGTAGCCTTGAGGCCGTGGCTGCAGGGTTCCGCCTCGCCGTTCCCGCAGGGTTCCCCAAGGGTTCCGCCCTTCCCTCCGCTCTCCTTCTCCGGGCCGATAGCGTCTCGCCCGTGGTTCGCCTCGCCTGCCTTGATGGTGACGTGACGGATCACCGCTGGGCCGATCCCCAAGGGCCGCAGGGCCTGGTTTGGGATGGCGTGGCTGTGATCCTGCGGACTAAGCGCTCCGCTGGTGCTGGGGCCGCCTCCAAGGCTTTCAGCCTCTCGCCCGTGGTGGGAGAGTGGCAGGCCCTCGCTGGTGGTGGCCTCGCCCAGTGGGAGGCCTGAGCAGTGGGGCCCTCTCGCTTCCATGGCACCCGCCGCATTGTTCGCCTCGCCCTTCTCCGCCCTCCCTCCCATGCTCCGCTGGTGGGGGCCGCCCGTTATAAGGTCTGGCCCTCCCGCCCCGTGGGCCATCGTGATTCTCGCTCCCTTCTCCTCCGCCTCCCTGGTGGCCGCCTTCTCCGCCTTCTCTATCGGACTGCCACAACCACGGCCCAGCAGATCCGCCGCCTGGGTCTGGTGGACTGATCGCCTCTCCCAGGGCCCCTCTCCCTCTCCCTCTCCCCTCCGCTCTCCCTCTCCATGACCTCCCTCTCGGTTCCCTTCTCTCCCCTCGCCTCCCGTGGTTCCGCCCTGCGATCAGTGGGCCTGTCCCCTCACCTTCCGCCGCCCTCGCCCTACCGCCTACACTCCGCCGCCTCCGCCCATCGCCTCGCCTCTCCCGTGGCTGATCTGCTCGCCCAACGGTGGGCCTCCGTTGTGATCCGCCTGGGCCCCGATGCGTTCAACGACTGGGCAGATCGGGCCCTCCCTGAGCTGGTGGCCACTGGTGGGGCCTTCGCTACTCTCCGCTGGCTACTAGCAGAGGGGCCAGCCGATTATTAAGAAAAGTAACAATGGGGGCGGCTGGTGGTTGACCGCCTCGCCCTGGGGCCCATAATGGTTGCAAGCCCGGAGCGATCCGGGCCGCCCTCCGCTACTGTCTCCCGTGATTGCCTACAACACCCCGACCAAGACTTGGATTGTTACCGCCCCTAACGGCTTTGGCCTAATGGAGCAGATCGGGCACGATCACCCCACCGAGAGGGCCGCTCTCGCCGCCCTCGCCCGCCTCCGCCGCCCTCAAGCTGGACGCATTGAGACCGTCACCCGCACTTACAGGGCCTGATCGCCCAGGGCCCCCATCGGGGCCCTCTCCTTCTCCTTACAATCCCCTCCGCTCTGCTCTCCATGCTCTCCCTCTTTATCCGCCGCCCTTGTTTCGTGGCTGGTGGCCTCGCTGCCGCCGCTCTCCTCTCCCTCGGTGCCGCCCTCCATGCTCAAGATCGGGCCCTTCTCAAGGCCTGCCTGGCAGGGCCGGAGCCCGCAGCCTGCCATCTCCGCCTCTATGGGCGGTGATGGCCCTAGGGCCCCCCATGGGCCCTCTCCTCTCCTCTGCAGTCACTAGGCCTTAGGGCCGCCCGCCAACACCGTCACAGCTCCGCCTAGGGGCCGTAGGCTGTCTTCGTTATTCAAGGCCTCCCGTAGTGGGGGCCTTTCTTTATGCTTGGCAAGGGGGATAATCTTTAAACCCGACCCCTGCGGTAGGGAATAAATAGCGCCTAACAGTAGGCATAAAGAAAGGGGCCCCGATTAGGGCCCCATTGTTGTTAGTTACTCGTCGTCTAGTTTGGTTAATTTATTGAGTAGAATGTCGCATCGTTTGAGTGTGTCTTGAATGTCGCGGTTGAGTTCATCATCCCGCTGTTTCAATTCATCTAACATAGCGGCAAACGTGTCAGCTATAACGCCCATAGTGATTGTGGGGTAGTTTGAATAACGAACTGGTCGCCCAGTCCGCACCCCATTTTACACTAACTGCGCACAGTGTCAAGTTAACTTAACAACACTTAACATAAGATATCCTGATCGTTCCCATAAGCAATCCTTATCTGATCGTGATCCGTATCCGTATGGAGCAGTAACCCGGATCCGTATCCGCATCCAGAGGGGCCTATCCCCCAAAAAATGCGACACCATTTTTCATCCGGTTTTTACCCTTTTTTCTCGCACGTCCGTATATTTACCAACGTGTTCGTAATTGTCACCAATTGCGCGTAAAGCTAGTCGCGGCTGCGCGAACGGTCGAGCATGGACGATGGGAAGTGAGCGCATTAAAACTCTAATGATCTAACAATTGCTTCGCCCACTGCTTTTGTTACAAGCTTTAGTTCCTCGTGCGTGGCATTATTTTTAATTGTATTTGCTTTATAACTAATAATCCATACATTGCCTTTAATGTAACCTTTCGTGGGATCTATGCGATCCAATGAGGGGCTGTTAGCAATCACGCCCTTTCCCTGCAAAGTTGACCACTCAAGAGGAATTCCCAATACTGGACAACGCGCGACTATAAGGGAGCGCACGTATTCCCCGTCAATATTAAATTCCAAGTGTTTTCTTTTTGCTCTATTTCTAGCGTCGCTTACCATCGCACTCGTCTGAATTCTTACTGGATTTGCTTTGACGTATTTATTTTTTCTCTTGTGTTCACATTCTTTACAATAAGACCGAAGACCATCTTTCGCCCGTGAGCGCTTATAAAAAGCTGTCAATGGCAACTCTTCGCCACATTTTCGGCATCGCTTAGTCAGTACAACGTCTCTTAGAGAAGCAGTAATGTCAGGCATGAACAGCTATAAGTTGCGCCAATCATATCAGGAATCCTGATAAATGGCAAATATCGAGATTCTCAATAATCGCCTGTTTTTCCCATTGCCTCTTGGGGCTCATCGAGCAGGTAGCTCCCCAAGAGCGTCATAGCTTGAGCCCTTTCTTCCTTCTTTTTTCTCTTTTTTCTTCCTGGCCGTGTGCGAGCACAGTTTCAGCGGCTTCAGGCTCTCGCGGGAATAATTGAAAAGGAGATGGAGGGGAGGGAGCCTAGTGATCGTAGTCGCTTGAGGCTCTTCTCGAAGGCTCCCTTGGCGGAGGTGCTAAAGGAAGAAGGAGAAGAGCCGCTGGGGAAGGATCGCCTTGGGGGCTCCCGCTCGTAGCGGCTCATGGAGCTAAACGTTACGAGCGTGTGCATCGCCTTTCCCTATCATAAAGTTTATTGCGAGGGAGTGTTTTACTCCCGACAGCGGAGAGGTGCTAGTATTTGCAGTGTTTCAACAATTTCAGGGAGTAGTTCATGGGAAATTTGCCAGTCAGAAAGCCAGCGGAGGTACGGCAACCCGTACCAACTGGTTGGATTTATATTATCCAATGGGAAAACGATCCACACAGCGTCAAGATTGGCTTCTCCACTGACCTGCTTTCAAGGATGGCTTCGTTCCTGACGGCATGCCGCCATAGTCTTCTCATCTTGAAAGTCTTTAAGGGCCCCCAAGAGGAAGAACAAAGGCTTCACGAGCGCTTCGATAGCTGCAGGGGCGATGGGGAATGGTTTGATTTCACTCCTGGCCTGCAACGTTTCATCCGACAGGAAATGCCATGCCACACAAAAGAAGCTCGCACATTATTCGGGGGCAAGATGAGTGCTCGCGTGAAGTGGCAACCACTCACTAGCACCAAAAGGGAATTGTTGGAGGTGGCACAGAAGGCTTGCCGTGTGCCTAAGTTTGTCAATAACGCTAGGGACTATGTGCTTTGGACAATTGAGGATATTGACGGTCAAGGTTTCTTTTGCACGTCAAACGGAATCATCCACCACCCATCGAACCAAGGATTGTATGAAGTGAAAACCATTTACAACTCATTGGCAAGTGTTGTTGCCGATGGTTTGGCCACTAAGAACTCAGCCAAGTGCTACAGGCTCACTGACGAGGGCATGGCCATGCTGCTTAAAGCCGAGCAGGATTACGAAGACCAACTTCCGGCTAGGAAAAGCGCACCATCTACTCGTCTTGGCAGGGGCATGTTGTGATGGGCCTCAGTAATGGTATGATTCCTGCGTTTCCCGACAAAACCATGGACAAAACCTTCAGTCAATTCAGCAAAGCCGTCAACAAGCACGTGCTGGGCAATCAAGACGAATTTGTGCGTCTCAAAGACAAGCTAGAGATGTGCGAGTATGCCACCAGTAAGGCAGGTGCAGCAGCCCTTGGCTACCTCATGGCAATGGAGGAAATGGAGGAGCTGAAAAGCGAGGCCGGAAATTCCGTCTACGACAAGGTGCTAGAAATCGTCGATGGCCTCATCTCCGCCAATGGCCAACACTTTGCCGAAAGCGCTTGCGACGAAATCTTTACAATTATCTACGAATGGTTGGACAGGGTTCTCGCGGCCGAAGGTTACGGAAAAGGCAACTACATCAGGGAATTAATTGCATTAAATTTTAAGGAATACACTGTGCAAGAGTAGTTATTGTTACAATTCTTTTCCCATCGCCTCTAGCGTGACCAACGTTAGGGGCTTTTCCATGGATGCCGTTTTATTGGCCAGGGAAATGCTAGGGTGATGCCGTTGATCGTTTGGGGGGCCTGGCGCCCCTTTTGTTGTCTCATGAATCTCAAGGAAAGCGCAAAGTGCGACAAAGTGGCTCGCACTGGCAGAGTTGAAAGTTGGATGGAAGATCCCCAGGGGCGCCTGCCCGTTAGCTGTGCGGTGATCGTCGTAGAAGACTCCATGGAAGGGAAAGATGGCATTGAAGCATCGTGGCGCTTTGTCTCCCATGGTCTTCGCAACGGTGCTGGCGTAGCAGTGCATCTTTCCAAGCTGCGTCCCAAGGGCGAAGAAAATGGTAAGGGTCTTACAGCTTCTGGTCCATGCTCATTCGGAAAAATCTATTCCACCCTGAATGAAATTCTTCGCCGTGGGGGGAAATTTAAGAACGGGGCCGTGGTGCTCCATCTTGATTACGATCACCCCGATGCCATGGAATTTGTCTCCATGGAACGCAAAGAGCTTCAATGGGCAAAGCGGGCAATTAATGTTGATGAACAATTCTTCGAGCGCACGTCTCCCGAATTTCGTGCCGCACTAATTAAGAGCATTGCCAATGGTGATGTGTGGCTGGTTAAGAAAAAATACAATGCCAAGGGCGAGCGCGTTTATTTTCAAGTGTGCCTTGAAGTGGCAATGCCTTCCCGTGGCACTTGTTTGCTTGAGCATGTCAACATGGGCGCGTGTTCTATCGAAGAAGTTGAGGAAGCGTTTGTTGAAGGGATGACTGAACTATGTGAGCTTCATGCTCGCACGGGTGTGGGTGATACTGGTGAATACCTCAGCCACGATGAAGATAAGCAAGTCGGTCTTGGCATGCTTGGACTAGCCAATTTTCTTGCCATTCATGAGGTTTCTTACGAAGATTTTGGCGAGGCTCTTGATGCGTTTTTAATAGACGATCCACATCCTTGGGCTCATTATTGGACGGATACCGTGGCCGGGGAAGCCGTCTACGCCTTGTACAACGGCATTAACAGTGCTGCTGGCATTGCTCGTAAGCATGGCATGGAACGTGCATTTGCCATTGCTCCCACTGCCTCATGCTCTTATCGCTATCTGGATGCTCGTGGTTTTACTACGGCTCCTGAAATTGCTCCTCCCATCGCCCGTCTTGTAGATCGCGATAGCGAAACAATGGGTGTGGAGAGGTTTGAATATGGTCCAGTGGAGATTGCCGAGGAAGTGGGCTGGGAAACGTTCCGTAAAGTGGCTGATGGCATTTGCCAGTTACTTGAACGCACTGGATTGTTTCATGGTTATTCTGCAAATTGGTGGTCTGATTTAGTTACCTGTGATGAAACTTTTATCAGGCAATGGTTAGATAGTCCGCAAACTTCTATTTATTATGCACTGCAAGTTCAAAGCGGCACCCAATCCAAGGACGATGTTGGAGTAGAATTAGGAGAGACTCTGACCAGCTTCTTTGGGCTGGAAGATAAAGATCAGGACCAGTCTGATCTTATTGATACAGGCTTTTGTGCGGCCTGCGCGGAGTAACTTTGTTACCGCTTATTGTTTCTCATTGGGCCGTTATATCGGCCCTTTGTTTCTTGTCGTTTCTTTTTATTGCATTAACTCAAAATGGCCGTCCTTGATTACTTTTCCGCTGTAGCCCGTAAGCGTCCCTGGCAAGCCGTGCCCGTGACGAAGGGAGAGTTTGTGCCGGGTTCCGAAGAAACCATCTTTCGCGCCCTTGCTATCCGCCACCTAGAGCTTCCCGTGAAGGACATGCTGTTGGAGGGGCTTAAGAGCGACCTTCCCAACTCTCCTGGCCTTCTGGAGAGCATTGAAAGCAACTGGCAGGATGAAGAGCGTCATGACATGGCCTTGGGATATGTGGCGGCTGCACACGGGCTTGATGAGAAAGCGGAAGCAGAAGCAATGAAGATTCGCCAAGCATGGATTGACCACCCCGCTTTCCCCATTGCCAAAGTGGCCATCTTAGAACGCAGTATTTTCTTTACAATTCTTCCCTTTTTCCGTTTCAATGGTGACAAGGGCCTTCGCACTGTTGCTTCGGACGTGAGCAGAGATGAAATCTGTCACGCATTTTGTAATACAAAAATTTGCGAGGAAATGGGAGAAAAATATGGTGAAAGCCTGAACAAACTGCGCAAGATGACCGCACTATGGATTTACGATGGGCTTGGCAAATCGTCTAACAAGTATTTGGACAAAGATTTTTGGCTGCGTCAAAGTGATAGCTTGTTTCTTAGTGGCAAAGCTCCCGAGCTAAATGCTACAACGGCAAGCGTCATGCCAAGCTTCTTTGAGTGTAATTCGCTAAATCTGCCTGCTTACGGCCAAGCTTGATGCTACACTGATCAACGACGGAGGGCAGTCCCCTGCTTGCACGGCTGCTCCATCGCCCCCGCTCTGCGTGGTCTGGAAATTTCCGGGTGTAGCATCGGGCCAGAAGGGACGCCTTCTTACGGTATGGTCAGCCGCCATGGACCTTCGGGCCTCTGATGGGAAATGGACTCATCGCCCCTAAGCCTCTCAACGATGCTCAAACCTGGGGCTGCTGGATCTGAAGTGTTGGCACACGCTAGGCTCATAGCCTAGAATTCCGGGTTCGATTCCCGGCAGTCCCCATTATTTCTTTCTCTTGATGGCAAAGTCGGACGGATATTTTGCTCGCCGTACTGCGTGGGTGTGGTTTAAGAATGGTTTAAACTTACCGAGTAAATGGGAGCCAGGATTTACTGCCATTGCAGAACCAATTCCTGGCTTTTATCGAGTGGAGCACCGTGAATATCGCACTGAACTTTTACCTTCGTGGCGTATTTCCTTTTCTAAGCCTGATGATATTGACAAGGGCCCTCCCATTGAACTAAATGTAGAATGGCGTTACGCTCCTGGATGAGTATTCTCTTCCATTCGTCATTCGCGAACCATGAACGAACGTCGAACGTGGAATAATCCCACGCGTGAACCGTGGAACCCAGTGATTCATCAACTTTTACGTGCTGTTGATCATCACAACGAAGCATTTTTCAAAGATGGCAAGGAATGGCATCTAGAAAAAGCTGCAATGCTGAGGCAATATGTCAGAGAGTTAAAGGAATGGATTCAAGAAGAAGAAAGCATAAATGAATAAAAAAGAAGCAGCAACTATTGCTCATGCGCGAACTATTGCATAATTTTGAGCAAGGTTAGAGCGCATTAGCTCACGAACTGGTGCGGCCAGTCCCTTGCATCGTTTCACCATTGCCTAAAGGGGCCTGAACCCTAAAGAAATGATGTAGCCAGTGGCCACTGGGCTCCTGCAGAAGCTCTAGAAGCTTAGCACGTCTGTTCACAAATCAAAACATTTGCACTCGTCGCAGGATGGGTTTTGCTTGCAGCGCTTGTCCCACCATTGCTCACGTTGATCGTTTTCGTTCATTGCGTAATATTTGTCCATGAGTCGCCTGTACTCCCCATTGGCTTGGCTCATTTGCTCGCTTTGCAGGCCATGGATTTGCCCCACTGTCTGCATCTTGTATGCGGCTTCGATGGCTTGGTTAAAGGCGGTTTCAGTGGCTGGCGAAAGCATGGCGGTTAATTCGCAAGTTTCAACAGTCTACTCATTGCTCTCCTTTTGGATTTTCATTGTCTGTGTTAGTTTCCTCAAACGGGGAAGGAGCGATGGCTGGTAGAAATGGTCTGCAGCCAGTAATTGCAAGGCCATTTGCTTGTTACCTTCCAGTAGTGCCACGAGAAAAACTGCCTCCTTTTGAGAGAGTTGGAAATTGTTCACTAGTGAATAATGCTTAATTTTCCCAACAATACTACATGCCAATTATCGAATGAGACTATCTATCCAATGAAGATCGTCGTCCTTTGAGGCTTGTAAGATTGCGGCTGCCATGGCAAATGCATAGTCATCCACGCCCACTTCCTTGCCGCCACTAATTGACCATTGTCCTGATGCTTTATACACCACGCTTAGATTTTTAAGCTGCTTAATCGCCTTCTCATGGTTGTAAATATCTACGAGGCCAGCATTAAACAATTCTTTCATCTTGCTGAATGCTTTCATCTTGCTGCTGACGGACCAAGTGAGTTCTTCAATGGGGAAATCAGCGGCAAGGGATTGAATGGTGGCGGAACTGTTGTATTGGTCAAGCACAATGCTGTCAAAATTGTAAAGTTTATGGTGCTCTCGTATCCAATCCTCTACTGCCTGAATACTCACTTCCTTTTTCCCATTGATCTCAAAATCTGCAAGGAACGTGTGGAACTTATCCACCACTAGCGTTTCGCCATCAAAATGCACAATACATGCCGTGTAGTCATCTCGTCCCACGCCCCCGCGAGCAGGGTCAAGCGCCAGCACGTATTTGCCATGGAAGTGAACTGATGGTGGCAGCAAGCTCCTGTGTTTGTTGATTGCTGCATCTACCACTTCAGAGGCCAGCAGCGCTGACATGTTACGAGCAAATTGCGCTCCATATTCAATCATGAACTTATCCGGGTCCCGCTTACGTTCTGCCTGCATGAAGGCACAGTCGTAAGGCAATTCAGGGTTCATCTCCCACGTGGGAGTGTTTACTGGCTGCATAAAGGGAAACTCCCCACTGGTAGCCTCGCAGAAATGCTGGTAGAACAGACCGTCAGTGAGCCATGGCGAAGAGAGTTCCAGGATGCGACCATGATTGCCGAACTGAGCAATGGACGGCGATAGTGCGTCGTAGATAGCTTTTGCGCCAGCGTTGGCATCGCCTTCCTGACTGAAGGCAAGCTCGTCCATAATGATTGCCGCCACAGCACGACCACGAGATGCACGAGCACTGCTGGAGATGGCCCTAAACACACAACCATTGCTTATTTCAAGCGTGTCAGTGGTTTCCCTTACGATTTCCTGAGCAAAGGGACTTTCAACAATCAATCCGCGAATGGTGTTGAGGGCAATCTTTGCCTGGTCAATACCGTTGGCAATGGTGCAAATGTACCAACTCTCTCCTTTGCGAATCTTGCGTTTGTATTTTTCCTCTAGAACAAAGCAGATGTAGGTGCAGGCAACTGCTGCCATGAGCGTCTTGCCAGATCGTCGGCCCAGCGCCCACACTGCATGAGTCTTTCCCCCATGGAAAAATTCATCGAGAATATCAGCCTGCTTTTCCCATAGCGGGAGCTTTAGCGCATGCCGCGCAAAGTCCGAACATTTAATTACTGCCATTGAGAGTGCTCATCGGCATCAATGCCGTTTTGGGAACAAAATATGCTGGTCTACCGCCAGCGGGATCGGACCAATATTGTTCTTTCATTGCATCCTTGCCACGAATCCAGCCATGAATGACGGTTTTCTTGTCTTGAATGGTGACAAGAACAAATTTCTTATTGGGACTTTCGTTCTTTTGCACGATTAAATCATAACTATGGCGACTGCGGGTTTTCACATCTATGCCGGGCAGATCGCAGGAACCACGCTTGGCCTCGGTTTCTTTATAAAGAAATTCTTTAAGACCAAGATACGAAGCAACTGCCATTTCCCCTGCGGCGCCCAACAAGTGAATGGTGAGAGCCATTGCTCCCGTTGCTACTCCCCCATTGCGCCCCTTGAGTCCCCGTATTTCGTTAATTGCTTGCCTGCGGAAGGCTTCCTTGCAGGCCGCTTTGCGTTCTTCCTCGGTAAAGACGAATTCAATGGGGAGAGTGGGGGCCATAATGTGGAGGCATCAGGGCCACTATACCCACTGTTAGCATAGAAACAACCCCACAATAGAGAAATGGCTGAGGAAATTGTTGACTTAGGGCATGCCACTGAAGCTGGCCTGCGGAACGACGGGCTTGCCAATGCTCTGACTGGCATGGGAAGCGGCAGGGATAAGAGCCAATACACCTACACCAAGCCAATCACTTTCCTCGTACAGGAAGAACTGGAGGGACTCTATGGGGAATGGTTGCCACGCCGCATCATCGACATTTATGCAGAGCAGGCCACGCGCAAGGGCTTCAAAGTGTTGTTTGGTGGCGAAGGGGCAAAAGCCGAGGAAGTGGCTGGCGTGGAGCAAGTGATTGAAGATTTGTACATCCTTGAAAGCTTAATGCTGGCATCGAAGAATTCTCGTCTTTACGGCGGTGCAGTTATTCTGATGTACATTGACGATGGCCGCCCCGCTGATCAGCCAGTAGACAAGAACAACATCTACAAAGTTGAAGGCCTGGAAGTGTTGGATAGGTATCAAATTGCGCCAGTAATTAACGAAGAAAATATCTACGATTATTCCAGGGCAACGTATTATCAAATTATCTCCGGCGACCTCATCCGCCAGCCACAGTTAACTTACATCCACAAAGATAGGATTTTACGTTTTGATGGCGATTGGCTTCCCTATCGCATTAGGCAGAGGAACTATGGGTGGGGAATGAGTAATTTACAAGTGATTTACGACAGCTTCCGTCACTATTGGACTGGTTTAAATTCTGCTGCCACACTGCTCACTGAGTTTGATATTTTTGTTCACAAGATTCGCGGCTTGGCTTCCATGCTTGCCGCTGGTAAAGAAGGACAAGTGAGGGACAGGCTCGTGCTGAACGACATGAGCAAGAGCATTTATCGCGGCTATGCCATTGACGCAGAGAAAGAAGAACTTAGCTTTGAAAGCCGCAATCTTGGTGGTATTGGCGAAATCCTTGAGAAGCTGCGTATTGATATTATTGGTGCCTCCAAAATCCCTCACACCTTGTTGTTTGGCGAGAGCCCTGGCGGCCTTGGTTCCACTGGCCGCAGTGAAGAGCGTGACTTCGCCAAGACGCTTGCTGATTATCAAACGGCAGTGTTCAAGCGCCCGCTTAAGCAATTGATGGAATACATCATGCTCAGCAAGACCGGACCGACCAACGGGCGGCTGCCTGAGTCCTGGCGCGTCCATTTCAACGATCTGTATGAGCTGAACGAGCGCGAGAAAGCTGACGTGCGGGCTCGCGTGGCAGCCGTTGACGGTCGCTATATTCAACTGGGCGTTCTTCATCCACAAGAAGTGGCTGATGCTCGTTACGGCGGCAGCGAGTGGTCAATGGAACTCACTCTTGACCCATCGCTTCCTCGTGAACTGCCCGTGCAGGGGCAGAGTGGAGGGCAGAGTCAAGGGCAGAGTGGCATGGCAGTGCCCCCTGGTGGCCGTGATCCCCTGAACGAGGAGAATGGCACGTTACCAATGGATGGCAGCAGAGAAGTGGAAGATTCCGCTGGATTGTTTCTAGAAGGCGATTTAGAAAAAATCAGGGGCGATGTGAAATTTGCTGACAAAAGCCTTCATCAGCAAGCCATTGCAGCCGCAAAGGCTAAGTTCAAAGTGTGGCCCAGCGCTTATGCCAGTGCCTACATGGTCAAGCAATACAAGGAATTGTACAAACGTAAGCATGGTTCATCGGGCGGAGCATTTAGTGGCAAGGATGGCGAGGAGATCCACGCTGATGATCTTGAGCAATGGTTTAAAGAGGAGTGGGTGAGGATTGGCGCCAATGGGGAAATTCTTGGCGAATGTGGTGGACGTGAAGAAAAGGAAGGAAAACCTAAATGCTTGCCAAAGGCTAAGGCGGAAGCGATGAGCAAGGAAGAGCGTCATACTATTGTTGCTCGCAAGCGCAAGTCAGATCCCGATCCTGATCGTGAAGGGCCAGCGAAAATGGTCAGCAGTAAAGTAGACGCAATCGAACCCTTGAAAGTTTCTGGACTGTTGCTTAACGATTATGACGAGGCTGCGTTGGTGAACCAGGCAGATATTGATGCTGCTTTAAACGAATGGAAGAGCGAAGCGCCAGAACGTTTCAAGGACATCCTAGAGGCTGACAATGTTGAGCCTCGATAATCTCGCTTCATTTAGCGATGCCGTGCTGTCCACGAGAATGGACGCTAGCTGGTCTTATGACCCCGTTAGCGGTCGTTATCGCGGCGAAAATGGCCGTTTCCTGGGTCAAAAAGCCGTTGAAGCCCTCGTTGACGGTCGCATTGGTAAGCTGTCAATGCAACTCAAGGACTACACGAGACGACTCTCCGATGGTTCAATCACCATTGATCAATGGCAGGGCAGTGTACGTGAGGCCCTCAAGGCGGCGCACATTCAAGCGGCGGTTTTGGGGCAAGGTGGACGCAATGCGCTGTCGCCTTCGGACTATGGTCGCATCGGTCAAAAGCTTCGTCAGGAATACCGTTATCTTGAACGTTTTGTTCGTGATATGCTTGACGGCTCTGTGTCTAGCGCCCACGCTCTTAATCGTGTTGGCTTATACGCTGAAAGCGTTCGCTCAAGTTACTGGGAGGGAACTACGGTTCGTCAGAACCAGCAAGGCTACTCGCTCATGCGGCGAATCCTGGATGGCCAAGCTGTCCACTGTCAGGATTGTATTGGTTACGCACAACGAGGAATAGTGCCAATTGGTAGCCTTCCAATGCCCGGTCAACGGTGTGAATGTCGCGCACGATGCAAATGCACCGTTGAATATCTCAGGCAGCAAGCGCCAACTGTGCCAATATAGGACAGAGAATTAAAACACATGAAAGTCCTCGTCGGAGATACTGGCTTGGTTGGCAGCGTTTTGCGTCAGTCTGTTAATTTTGATGCCACCTTCAATTCCACAAATATTCACGAGTTGCCCATTATTGCCTCGATGCCGGGGAGAGTGGAAGAGCTGTATCTTGCATGTCTACCCGCAACAAAATGGCTGGTCAATCAAGATCCCGCCAAGGACTTGAACAATATTCTTTCTATCGTTGATGTGCTCTCCAAGGTGTGGGCCTCAAAGGTTATTTTGATTTCTACCATTGACATTTACCAGCAAACAAATACTGGCGCTGACGAAGCAAATTGGACGCAATTTGGCTCGTTGAGCTATGGGGCAAACAGGCTGCTATTTGAAGCACTTGTTCGAGATACACTTGCGTTTAACACTTGCATTGTGCGGTTGCCAGCAGTATTTCACCCGCTCATTAAAAAGAACATTTTGTTCGACCTGCTTAATGACAATAACGTAGAGCAAATTAATGGCAATTCATCCTACCAATGGTATCCACTAAAGCGACTGTGGCAAGACATTCAATCAATCAAGGATAATGATGTAACAAATTTATTCCCTCCTCCCATCGAAACTCTTGACATTATTAATAAATTCTTCCCAAATACAGAAGTGGCTTCGGGGCAGCGAGTATTGTACGATTATTGCACTGATGCCACTGAAAGTGGTTATTGGCTTTCAAGGGACGAAGTTATGCAAGAAATGGAGGCATTTATCAATGAAACTCGGAATTAGTGCGATTGGCTGGGAAGCAGAAGATCATGCGGCAATGGTGCTGCACTTTCCTGACGGCGTTGAGCTACTAGAAGCCGTGCCCTTCAAGAGACACAGTTATTTTTCCGGCTATTTACAAAAATATTCCGCCCAATCACTGTTCTACGGGATGGACATTGAGACGTTTTGGGATACACAGGCAATTGATTTATGCTTGACAAAGTTAACCGCCATGGCGCACCAACATGGATGGAAGCGAATGGTGCTTGGCAGTCCAAGTCTGCGCAGGGGTGACAGGCGATACTTAATGGACGCGCTCGCGAGAATTAATGATACTTTGGCGGCCATTGACTGCATTATTTGTATTGAACCCGTGGCCAGACAGTATGGGGGCGAATATTTTTTTACGGTGGAAGAAATTGTACAAAGTCTTGCCGAATATTCATTGTCTCATGCCGCCACAATGATTGACACCAATAGCGTGTGGTTAGAAAGTCAGCTCCCGGAAGACGTGCTTGTTCAGTATTTCCCCTATATCAAGCATGTTCACATTAGTGATCAAAAAATTGGCCCCATTGTTTCGCAGGAAAAACACGAGCGCTTTGCCAAGGCATTACAAGATACAAAGTACGAAGGCGGAGTAATTCGCGAGCTGTTAAAGGCAAAAAATTATCCCGGCGAGTACCATTATTTCGCTCAAATTTACAAGCCATCCAGCATCTGACGCACTCGTTCCTCAATTAAGTAGATGCCTTGAATTTTGCCTGTGTAGCAAGACAGAAAATTGCCTTGCTGTTTAAACAATGGCGCCCGATAAGCGCTGGCATTATTTCGCTTGCTTTTTATTGAAAGCACAATGCTGTCCTGTGAAAGATGGCTTGAAAAGTCGGGCCAATAATGACGAACATGGATTTCCGCTTTATGCCTAAGTTGCTCCAATTGTTCGTCTGATGGCTTTTTGTTGACAGGCGTGACCGACTTCGCTGCAACGCTATGCACCACGTGACTTAAGGAAATGGTGCCGTCGTGGAATGGATAAAAAGAAAACAATGGTCCATCAATATAAGTAAGAGCGCCAAATGGTAAAGGTTTTTGGATGCTGTAAAGAAACATTGCCACTGCTTCAAAGTATTCATTGTCTGATGGCTTCAGCAGTGCATTATTAGTACAATCAATTACTAAATCAAATTCGCATTTTAATTTTTCCACGCCCTTCATTATAATTTCGTTTTGCTTGAACAATGGGGATAGCTGCGCAGAAAAGAATTTCTTGGCCTCTATGGGAGAGATGTAGCGTTCCTGCGTACGCCAGACCATAGAGGTGTCACGAAGAAAACTGGTTTCAACTTCTTCGTGCTGCCAAAGCGGTGAAGGGAAAATAGTTTCAATAGTTCCAGCATCCAGAAGGCTCTCATCTTCTGGCACTGCGTATAAATTATCTTTTACAGCGTAAGTAAGCGCCCCGTAATCATGCATAAAGCGATCAAAGGTGAGCTGGCATAGTGCGCGTGTGGCGGAATTTCTGGCGTAGTGGTAGCCAAGGTGAAGGCGGTTTTGGTTTATTAGTGAAGCGCCGTGAAACGGCTTGGGTTCGCGATCAAAAAGCGTGATGCAATGTTCATCTCTAAGCTGATAAGCCAAGTGGCATCCCACCCAGCCAGCGCCAATAATTGCCAGGCGTTTCATTAAATGTCAATGCAAAGGTGAGGTTGAACACCCTGCCAATTACTTTTCGCTTTGGACAAGTCCAGTTGAGGAAAGTATTCAATGCGGCGTTGTGCGCCAGTCCCATACGGATCTGCGTGCCCCTGGTAATTCCATTCGTCAGGGCCATGGCGATCTGGGTGGTAAATATGGCAGTGTACGTCTTGAAGTTTCCAAAGCATGTAATCCTCGTTTGGCACCCCCCATTGCTTCCACTGTTGAAGTGCATCTGGCGAGCTGTCCATGTTTTTAATGGCCATTAAGCGATCTCGATGCTGCATGAGATAGTCGTGACGATACAGGCCAATACTCATTGACGGCGTACATTTCATTGCAACTTTCTCCGGCGCTTCCACGGGGGGGTCATAGGCTAATTGCTTAAAGGCGGCGCCTGCAATACAGGTGTCATGCAAAAGAAACCAATATTTACTTTCCATGGAGTGCTCAACAATTTCGATGAGCGGGGTGTATTCAAAAGAATTTTGCTGCGTTAGCAGCATTGGCACACCTTCGCACTCTGTCAAAGCATGAGTGGCCTGCCCACCGTTTACGATTAATATTTTCTCTGGTTCGATGCCAGCCGCAAGCAAGCTTGGAATGATCACTGGAATGGTATGCGGGGCAAACTTCTTGCAGGTACTGATGCAGAAGCGAATTGAGCCGCCTGGAAGTGCCATGTGGTTCCCTTTTGTCATCAGTATAAAAGCCCACTAAGATGGCGAAGATTCACGAAGGATTATGGCTCGCATTCTTTACTGCGGTGATGTTGGCTGCGAAACGGGCTTTGGTCGCGTTGCCGAATACCTGATTCCCGCATTGGCCAAAGAGCATGAAGTGCATGCTCTTGCAGTCAATTACGGTGGCGATCCCAACAAGATGCAGCAAGTGTGTCAGATGTATCCCGCAATGGCATATGGCAGCGATCCGTTCGGCTCCCATCGCATTGCCGAGCTAGTGCAGCGTATCAGCCCTGATATTGTGTGGGTGACCAACGACTTTTGGATTGGCATCAATCTTTGGCATCACATCAAGGAACTGAAAGACAAGCTGGGTTTTAAGTTCTTTTGCTACACCCCCATCGACTCCTACGGCATCTATCCAGAGACGATGCCTCCCGTGCAAGATTGGGACGGTATTGCCACTTACACGCAATTTGCAGCAGAAGAACTGCGCAAAGCTGGTTACGAAAAGCATATTGATGTGGTGGGTCATGGCACGGACTTTTCTAAGTTCTTCCCGCTAGATCAAACAGAATGTCGGACTGCTTTGGGCGTACCACAGGACGTGTTTATCGTCTTCAACGGCAATCGCAATCAACCACGCAAGCGCATTGACCTAACCATTAAAGGCTTCATTGAATTTGCCCTTGACAAGCCCGACGCTCGTCTCTGGCTTCACATGGGTCAGAAGGACATGGGCTGGGATATCGTGCCATTGTTCAAGCGCGTTGCTCGTGATATGGGATATGACAGTGTTGGCAAGCTCATCCTTACCAATCCGGCATTCTCCACTGATAATTGTTTGCCCATTGAACAGCTCAATCAAGTGTATAACGCTGTTGACATTGGCGTGAACACTTGCATTGGCGAGGGATGGGGCCTCGTCAACACGGAGCATGCTGCCACTGGCGTGGCGCAATTAGTGCCTGATCATACGAGCTTGAAGGAAATCTTTAAGGACATGCCGCGCATCCCCATCGAAAGCTGGGAAGTAGATAGGAACTATGGGCTAGATAGGGGGCAGCCCTCGCCCAGTGCAATGGCAAGCCTTCTCACGCAATACTATGAGGACCGCGAGCTGCTTGCTTCCGTTGGCCAGCAATGTTACGAACGCATTCACGAGGCGGAATTGACCTGGCCCGCTGTAACAAGCAAAATGGAGGCAATCGTAAAACGCTTGCTCACGGAACCAGCGGCACAAGAATTCAAAGGTTTTGGCACTCCCGCGAGGATTGATTGATCATGGAAATTTCACAAATCTTTTTGAGCGATGACAAGGACGCGCAACTGTCACCATTCCTAGAGATGGCGACTGGCAGCGTCAAAGCAGCCTTTCCCGAGGCTAATCACACCATCTACACAAATGAAACACTTCGTCAATTTATTGTTGATAATTACGACTCTGCTGTTGTTTGGGCTTACGATTCACTTCGCCCCTATTCGTATAAGGCAGACCTCGGGCGATTCTGCCTCTTGAGCACTCTTGGTGGTTGGTATTTTGATATTGCCATCAGAGTGGTGAATCCAGTGAGCGTTGGAGATCGCATTGAATTTTTGGCTTTCCGCGACATCCAACGCTTCTCCTACACCACTTGGGCCTGTGCCACAACAGTGCTCTATTCCAAGCCTGGCAACATTGCCCTGGAAACTGCCATTGACATGATTGTTGACAATTGCCGTGAAAAATACTATGGCATTACGCCATTGTGTCCCACTGGCCCAACGCTCTTGGGAGCTGCATTAGCAACTCACGGTGGCAATGTCAATCATGTGTTTGGCGACTATCTGGAACTCACGCCCACTCATGAACAGAAAAATCGTGCATTTGTGCTGCCCGATGGCACAATCATGGCATGGAGTAAGCCGTCTGGCGGCGGGGACCTCACGCAACTAGGGGCCAAGGGTACTAATAATTACAATGAGCTATGGGCCGCGAGGGACGTATATGCAACCGTCTGATTGGGCAATTTATGCTGTGTGCATTCCTGGCAAAGAAGTGCGCTATTCGTCGCGTGCCCCACTAATTCCAATTATGGGCGGAGCTTGTACTTTGTCCGAAGATATGCGCACTGAGCTTTCCTCCAGGGGGTATAGCTTTGACGACGAGGGATGTAATTTGTCATCGTTAAATGCCAGATTTGGAGAATTGTCTTGTATTAAATGGATTGTCAATAATGCGCCGCAGTTAAATATTGGCAATGCACAGTACCGTCGCAATTGGATTGAGCCCAGTGATGAATGGTACGACGCAAATACTTTATACGTGCCAGAATTTGCAGAGTTTAGCTGTAGCCTTGAGCAGCAATTTTATGGTGGACATTCAGCTTTTGACGCGCCATCAATTACCAGGACGCTAGCTGATACTGGTCAATGGTTATTTTCCCGCGAAGAAATAGATAAAATTTGGAAGCAAAATTTATTCATTGGTTGCAACATGGCGCGTGGACCACGTGGTCAGTACCAAAAGTTTATGACCACTCTTCTTGAGGCATTAATGCCAATCTGGAGGGAGAATAAAGAATCTTTTCTACAGATTGAAGGCTACGACAAAAGGGCAATTGCTTTTATCGCAGAGCGACTAATCACTGGCATGGTCTTGTATCGCGAGAAGCTTTTTCCTGACATAAACATTGCCACGGCCCCCATAGGCTTCATACCTTGACTATGCTTTTAGAAAGCCTTTGAACCATGACAAAAAAACAAAAGCAAGCAAAAATTGCCAAGGTGATGCGCGAGTTTAAGGCTGGCACTCTCAAGGGCAGCGACAAGAAAGCCATTACCAACCGCAAGCAGGCAATTGCCATTGCTCTTTCCGAAGCTGGCATGTCGATGCAAGGCAAGAGCGACGAATATTGGGACAGCTACGTGGTGACAATCATGGGCGAAGAAGAGGAAGAAGAAGAAATGGAGGATCCCGAAGAGGGAAAGTCCTAAGGGGAGACGCCGAATCCTTCTCCCCTCCATCGTCTGTACGGTCTGCAGCGCGTCGTGGGCTTGAATTGCGTAAGAAGTATCGCAAGGGCGGCTTAACCACCCAGGAAGCCGGTAAACAGGGCATTGGGAGCGGCGTGGCGCGTGCAACGAGCTTGGCTAATGGGCAAAGCGTAAGTTTTGAAACAATCAAGCGCATGGCGGCATTCTTTTCTCGTCACGAAAAAAATAAAAGTGGTGGTGAAAATGATGCTGGATTTATCAGCCATCAATTATGGGGAGGAGACGCGGGTAGGGCGTGGGCGATTCGTGTGATTAAGATGGTTGAAAATCGCCAATCAAAACAGTGAGCGAATACGTAAGAGTGATCGAAGCTGAAGAGGATGGCATTGGCGTGATGAAAGCGCTTGCCATTCTTTCATCCAATGAGCATCGCGACACCAGCGAGTGGCACTTGGTGGAGAAGCAATGCTTCAAGAATGGACGACTGGACGAAACGCATATTTACTGCGAGAGTCACTATGACAAGCCCGTTCCTTATTTTGAAAAAACCAAGTTTCTCACTTTTGAAGTGGAGGCAATGGCAAAGGCATATGTGATGGAAAGCATTGAAGAACAACTGCGTGACATTCGTGAGGGAGATGACGGCGAGGATTAATCCCTTACGGCATTGACAATAAAGCTGGGCATTCCCAGGAGCCACAATACGGATAGGCCGTAGAGTCCACTAATAGTTGCTAACTGCACGGCACTTGGTTCCGTTTCTCCGCTTTCAATGCGACAGTAAGTGGATTGTCCAATGTGCAATACCGCTGCCACGTCACGCTGACTCAGGCCGCTATTTAAGCGTGCATCTTTCAACCGTGAAGCTACCAACGCACGACGTTGGTAGTGTGGCATGTTCAACGCATTGACACTGCTGGCCATCATCCTAGTCATGTGATCTATCTCTGGCTCAAGAATCGCAATCTAACACAAATTGTTTGCTATTCTTAATGCATGAGCACCACATGCTTTCGCTACGATGTAGCGCCAATTGAAAAATACGAAACCACACCCGAGGGCTACCTGAGGTGCTGGTCTACTATTGCTCGGACAGGCGTACAAATGTACACCGATGCCGATGGTTCAATTCGTCGCGAATATCGTCCCGAAGTTGAAGTGGCGTCTCCAGAAAGCTTGGCCTCGTTTGCGGGCAAGGCAATCACTCTTGAACATCCTCCAGTCTTGCTTGATAGTTCCAATACAAAGGACTATCAAATTGGGTTTAGTGGCACTGAAGTGGTATATGACGACGGCTTTGTCCGTGCCGTTATGACTATCACTGATAAAGACGCCATTGAACGCATCATGAAGGGCGATGCGAAAGAGGTAAGCGCTGGCTATAGGGTTTCCTATAACCCCACTCCCGGCGTCACTGACAGCGGTGAGAATTACGATGGCATCCAAACGGGTATCAGCGGGAATCACATTGCCGTGGTGCGTAGGGGGCGGGCTGGCCCGCAAGTGAAGCTCCATCTAGACCGTCTAGATGCCGCTGATCCATCTCTAATGAATACTGAGGATTCATCAATGACTGCAAAGGTCGTGTTTGATGGCGCCGAGTTCGAGGTGACCGAGAGCGTTGCTCTGGCAATCACCAAAGAACGTGAAGACGCCAAGATGTCCTACGAGGACATGAAGAAAAAATACGATGGCATGATGTCCGAAGCTTCCAAAATGAAGGAAGAAATGGACGCCATGAAAAAGGAAATGAGCGGTAAGTGCGACTCTGCTGAAGGTCGTGCTGACGCACTTGCTGAAGAAGTGGAAGTCCTTAAAACAGACCTCTCTGCTGCTCAACAAGTCAACGTTGACAGCCTCATCGAGGAGCGCATTGCTCTGATCGACAAGGCTCGCACCTCTCTTGATTCCGCTTTCGATTTTGCTGGCAAGTCTGCTCGTGAAATCATGGAAGCTTCCATCAAAACCGTTCGTGGCGATGACTGTGATCTCTCGGAGCGTTCCGATGATTACGTGACTGCCATGTTCGACACTCTGGCTGCAACTGGCGCTCGCGCTGATTCGGCCACCACCGATGAGCTGCGTAAAGCCGTTGCTTCCATCGCCTCCCCGCTTTCTGCTCCTGACTCCTACATGGATAAGCTGCAGAACGCTTGGAAATCCCCCCTCTCCGTCTCTAAGGAGCGCTGATCCATGGCCGTAACTTTCTCTGCCTCGGGGACCGCTACCGCTGGTGGCGTGCAACAGAGCTACGCTCTGACTCACGTTGCTCTGCTGGAAGGCCAACTCTCCGACATCCGCGACAATACCATTAACACCCACGTCAACGAAACCGGCGCCGTCCTGGCTTTCGGTAACGTTGTTGTGTACAACTCTGCTGGTACTGTCCCCAACTCTACCAAGACCATTTCTGCCAGCGGCGACAGTGTTCGTGGCGTCAACGTCCTCACCTATGTGGACGAAACCGCCCTCGATGCCAACAGCCGTCCCGGCGTTAAGACTGCTCAAGCTGTCAACGTGGCTAACGAAGGTGCCGTTGCCGTGTATGTACACGGTAGTGTCAACCCCACCACTGCTGTTCGCGTGATGCACACCACTTCTGGTGTTCGTTATGCAGGCCAGTTTACTGCCGCTGCTGTCCCCACTCGCTCGGCACTGTTGACCAATGCTCGTTACCTCAACTCCGTCACTGGCTCCGGCCTGGCGATTCTTGAGCTGAACGGTCCGTCCTTCACCCTCACTGGCGATTCGTAAGAGGAACCCCCAATGAACGATTTTCGTATGGATGATGCGGGTCTGTTTCTTGAGCGTCAGCTTGAGTACATCCGCCCGCAAGTATTTGAAGTTCAGTACGCTGACATCAAATACCCCACAATTCTGCCTGTAACCAGCGAAGCTGGTCCTGGCGCACAGACCTTCACCTATCGGATCATGGATTCGACCGGTGAGTTCCGTCTGATTGCTGATGCTGCTGACGATCTGCCCCGCGCCGACATCAGCCAAGTTGAAAAGAGCATCAACATCCGCTCTTTCGGTGGTTCCTTCGGTTATACCGTGCAGGAACTGCGTGCCGCACAAATGGCCAACATTGCTCTTGAGCAGCGTCGTGCCACTGCTGTGCGTCGTGCTTACGAAGAGAAAGTGGAAAGCGTTGCCATGTTTGGCGAATCTTCCGTTGGTCTCACCGGCTTCTTCAACAATGCCACTGTTGACATTGTTGCTGCTGACAAGTGGTTCACCACTGTTTCGATCACTGCCCAGGAAATGCTTGAACTGCTGAACTATGGCGTTAGCGCCATCATCAACGGTTCCAACATGAAGGAGCAGCCCGACACGATTCTGCTGGCTTACGAGGACTACAACAAAATTAGCACCACTCGCAACTCCGATTCTTCGGACGTGACTGTGCTTGAGTATTTCCTCCGCACCAACCCCTACATCAACAACATTGAGCCCATCAATCAACTGACGAAGGGTAAGAACGCCGGTCGCCTCAACACGAGCCGCATGGTGGTGTACAAGCGTGATCCCGAGAAAGTGCAACTGCACATTCCTCAACCCCTTGAGCTGTTCCCCGCTCAACAACGTGGTCTTGAGTTCATTGTTCCTGCTCACGCTCGCGTGGGTGGTGTGGCTCTGTACTATCCCAAGAGCATGATCTACGTTCAAGCTTCTTCTTGAGCCTAGACGAGTGAAGGGCGCTAAGCTAATCGTCAGTTCTTAAGAACATTCAAATGTTGATTGCTTATCGCCCTGAACTTGAAAATCCACCTCGTGAAGGCGGGTTTGGTATTATCACCGAATCAGGCATGATTCAACTTGCTCCTGGCCTTAACCAGGAAATTCCAGAGCAACAATGGGCAAAGGCTCGTGAAAACGCTGCCATCAAACGTCTCATGACAATTGGTGCCATTGAAGAAGTGAGGGAGCAACTGACAGTGGAAGAGATTCCGCATGATGTGCAAACTCTTTCAAACATGCCTCTCATTGAAGCCATCCGCACCATTGAAATCATTCATGACCTTGGCCAACTGGCTGAGTGGAAGAAGATTGAAGGGCGCGTGAGGGTTCGTAATGCCATCGCCAAACGTCAAGAAGCTATCAAAATTGGCAGGGCATAATAATGACTGTCACTTATGCAAGCTTCCTTGATCGGTTTCCTGAATTCCTTCCCCATCCATCGGGGATTGTCAATGGGGCCATTTCCGAGGCAACTGCTGATGCGTCTGAAGATGTGTTTGGAGATCAAACAGATCGAGCAGTGAAGCATTTAGCAGCTCACATTATTGCCATTCAACTTGCACAAATGGGCGTTCAAATTGGCGCCACCGATGGCAAGGTTTATGGCAAAGGGCTGGAGGCCACTCAATATGGCCAAGAGTTCAAACGAATGCTTGAAACCGTCGCTGGTTCTTTCACCATTGGTTTTGTCGCATGATCAACGGACTGTCGCCATTAGCAAACGCTACGCTCACGTGGAGCGTTGCTTCTGGCTACACCACTGATTCCGAGACTGGCAATTACATTCCCGTGACAAGCGGCGTTGTGTACTACGCCAGTCTCAAGCAGAAAGCCAATCCACGGTACGATTATTTGCTAGGCGCTGATAATACGGCTGTGTACATGGAGGGACGCTTGACAGGGCCCTTGGCCCTCTCTGGCATCACTCCTGGCAGTAATGCTTCTGCAACAATCAATGGGAGGGAAGGACGGTTTGAGCTTCTGCCTAACGAGCAAATTGCTGAACACTATTGGCAATTTCTTGGCACGCCAATCAGAGGAATATTTAGACTGGTTGGCAAAGGAAGCGTCTTGAACGCTTAACCGTTCCTTCTTTTATCCCATTGAGGACAAATGACTCTCTACCATCCAACTGAATTGGTTAAGAGCCAAGACGTTATCGTTCGTGTTGGCTCTATTTCCGGTACTGCTCGCCCTGTGATCACTCAGAGCGGCGCTACCTTCACCGTGAGCGGTGCTCCCACCCTTTACACCCTGCAAGCGGCTACGACGGCTTCCATTGCCTTCAACGACAACAACACTGAGTTCTACTTGCTTGGCGGCGGTGGCTTCTCTGATAGCGTTATCACCAGCTCTGCTGCAACGGCTGCCGTCACCTCCTACTTCCAGAAGGATGTTGATGGTACTACGTTCCTGCCCGATAGTTTTGACGAAGCCTTCCAGGTGATCGCCACTGCTCGTTACGATAAAAACGCCGAAGTGTATGTTGAAATCAACAAGCAACTCGGTTCTAGCGGCACCACTTTCTACTACGACCGCGTTGCGTTTGTTAGCCGCGTGATGAACTATAACGAGAGCTATCCTGCTGATAATCTCGTGGAATGCACCTTCGACCTTATGAGCCGTGGCCGCATTGGTATTCACCAGAATGCTACCAACACTGGTTCCATCATTCCTTCTGCTCCCAACTAAGCGCTGTTTCCCATTGTTTTTGCTAGCCTTCCCTTACGGGGAGGCCTTTTTATTGTGAATATTACCCAGCTACGCGACACTGTTAGCAGCTTGCTCGGAGCGTCTCCAAGTCTTCTTGGCACTTATACGCTGCCCAACAATACAACAACACCAGCCCTTTACATAGTTGGGCGTCAAAGTGTGCCTTCGGACTGGAAAGTTACTGGCTTGGAAGCATCAATAAGCGAGTTTCCTGAAATATCCCCCAAGCCAATGGTGGGTACTCTTCGTAATCGGCAGACTTGGACGGTCATGCTTGTTGACTACACTACAGCCTCAAACAAATTACAAACTGCTGCTCAGCGAATGGCAAGGGTCTTTCCAGACGCTGTTTTCTCCTTTTCTCCCGAGTCTGATATTGCCTATGGTCAATATCGCATTAGGATTCCAGATGTACAGTTGCTCAATCTTTACCCCCCATCGTGAAATTACTTAAGAGCAAATGCGAGAAGGCATGGTTTTTTGATGCGCGAAAAACAAAGGACATGCTTGATGTTGGTTTTTGCTGCTTTCTTCCCGAATGCCCGCCGGAAGTAGAAATAACTTTCAGGGGAGTGCGCATGATGGCAATGGTTCCCAAGCGGGCCGCCTACTCTGCTGTGCCAACTCGTGCAATCAATGTTAAGCTATTCCTGTTTCCAATAGACGACAAATGAGTAAATACTCAGAAATTTTCCTTGTCGGTAGTGCCGAATACGAAGAACTTGGTTCGCATTTGCGCGTAAGAAAATATGGCAGTTGGCTGGCAGAGGAGTCATGGGTGAAGGAAGATCAATCACGGGATCGCGCTCAGTTCACGCTTAAAGCCATTCAACTTGCTCGTCGCATTGCAAAAGAAAAAGGCATTTCAGAAGAAGAAGCTTTTCAGCTCCTGCAGGGCGGCGGCGGCGAAAATTCTGTCTATCTCAACGAATTTTCGGAAGAAGCGGCTGACTTAATGGCATGCATGCCTTCTTACCGCGAGCAATTTGAGCAACTGGCGACGGTCTTCCTTCGCAATAGAGGCGAGGTATTGAGTGGTAAAAAGTGGATAGCAACAGAAGACTGGGGAAAGGAAGACACTGCAAAACTCACTACAGAGATGATGCAGAATCTTGAGCTTTTCATGGCCAAGGAAGATAATAGTCAGCTTGACAATGAAGCTACAGATGATGAAGATAGCGGCGAGGAGGCAGAAGCCAGCCCAAAGGACTAGTAGAGCGTCTGGAGGCTAATGCAATGGCAACAGCCAGTCAACGCACTGATTGGACTGATATTTATTGCCGCATTGCTTCACTTGGACTCTCTGATCCATTGTTCCACGCATCTAATTTCAGGCGGATTCCCACCCGCCTAGTTGTTGCCCTGCTCAACTATCAAACAAAAGATAGGAAGCAGACTATTAATGCTCAGAGTATTAGCACTGCTAAATTGGGAATGGTTGTGATTGGAGCGCTTGCGGGTAAGAAGGCAAAGGCTTCCATTAGTGATTTTCTACCTTTTGAAAGCGAAGCGGATTCAACTGGTATGCAACCATCGACAATTGAAGCCCTGAAGTGGGCGCTCAAGAACGAAAAACTTCCTCCAGTGATAGTGGGCTTAATCGGTATTGAGCTGGCATAGAATGTTAGATTATGACTAACTGCTAACCGGTCGTTGCTCTAATGGCATATACTCTGCGATTTGAAAGCAATGCAATGCAGCAAGACAATAGAATTCGACAATTTTTAGAACAACTGGCAGTTTTTGGTCGCAATGTTAGGCGCATTGCTCGTGCTGAGGTGGAAGAGACTCGCATTAATGAACTTCGCCAATTTTACGGAATTTCCCAAAGAACATTTGGGCGAGCGATGGACTGGGCTGACAACGATTTTGATCAGCAAATTACTTCCGATCAATGGGACTGGAAAGGACCAGACGGCAGAACACGAAGAAAAAATGGACAAGTGGTTACTGAACCACGCGACATTGTTGACACTGGCACCTTACTTAGGAGCAAGCAGCGCAATAATATCAATGGTTCCACCACTGAATTCACTTGGAATGCAGACCATGCGGAAGGCATCCACGATGGTTATGTGGCTCGTGGGGGAGGAACCAATCCGGCTCGCCCATGGACAGAACCCACCCTGCAGGAAATTGACGAAGTGATCAATACAATCTTTGCTCGGAGGGCTCAATAGATGACTTATTCAATTAATTTCTCTACTAATGCTTCTCAGGCTATTCGCGACATCCAGCGGATTAATCAGAGCATTGGAGATCTTGGAAGGCTGGGCCAAAATATCCCACTAAATTTAAACGCTGCACGACTAAGCGGAAATATTAGAGAAACATTTAGGCAGCTCAATACTGAGATTGGCCGAATGGAGACAAGGCTGTCCAGGCTGCAAATTGGCAGCAGAGCCTTTACGCAGATGAACGCAGCCATTGGCTATCGCCAAGGCAGGGTAGAGCGTGGGCAAATGATAGGCGAGCCATTGCGCTTGCGTGGACAGGCTCAAGCATTCGGAGAGGGAACGTCTGTTCGACTTAACAAAGAACTCCAAGCCGCTCAGATTGAAGCATCACAGCTAGCGCCCAATACTGCACCATGGATTGAACTTCAGCAGCAGATTGGGCGAATCAATACACAGCTACAGCAAAGCCAGCGACTAGCCCAAACTGTTCAGATGAGAGAAAGCCTGGGAGCTTTTGCCCCTGGCAGCCTTGCAAGCCTGGAAACGAGATTAACAATTTTAAAAAATTCAGCCAGAAATATTTCTCCTAATACAAATGAATGGAGGCAATTCAATCAAGAAATACAGCGTACTGAAAAATCAATAGAAAGAATTAATAAAAAGCCTTTGGGAACTGGTCAACGTCTGGGAGCCGCTGGTGGCGCCTTTCTCTATGGAGGAGGGCTCGGAGGCGGCGCTGGCAGCGCTCTTGGCGGTATTGCTGGCGGTTTACTCGGAGGTGTTCCTGGTGCCTTTACTGGTGCCGCTGTTGGCCAGTTTGTTGACAATATAGGACAACAGGCTGCGGCGGTGGCCACACTAGTGGCTGAAATTAATAAATCAAAAATTGCATTGGCCGGTGTTTCGACCAATGTTGATGACTACAACAAATCCATCGCTGCCGCAACCGAAATTAGTGATAAATTTCTTCTTCCAGTGTCTGACGGAATCAGACAATTTGCAAAGCTCAAGGCGAGTGTTGTGGGCGCTGGTTTCAGCACTCAAACTACAATTGATGCCTTCAATGGTATTGGAGCTGCAGTCATTGCAACTGGTGGTTCAACTGAAGATTTAAACGGTGCCCTTCTTGCAACTTCTCAAGTATTTAGCAAGGGAAAAGTTAGCGCGGAAGAATTGCGTGGACAAATTGGTGAAAGACTTGCTGGTGCATTTACTACCTTTGCCAAATCCATTGCCAAGACCCCTCAAGAGCTTGATGACCTTCTCGGCAAGGGGCAGGTAAGTCTTAAGGACTTCATGAAATTTATTGCAGAATTAAATACTAAGTATGGCTCTACAGCCGAACTATTAGCAAAAGCACCGGAGAATGCAGGGGCAAGACTTAATGTTGCATTACAACGTGCGGCCCTTACATTTGGCGGCTTCTTCCAGCGTGTTGGAGCAGGATTTCAAATTTATGCCACCGACCTCCTGGATTTTGTATCAAATAACGAGCAACAATTAAAAACTGCTTTTGCTTCTTTTGCCGTATTTGGAGAAGGTTTGTTTAAACTTTTTAAGGATATTGCCGCAGGTCTTGCTGGAACATTTGGTCCTTTCTTTGGCTGGTTGTTTGACAATATTGGAAAGGCAATGCGTGGCTTTGCTCGCATGATGAATACCGCCGGAAGGGAAAGAGCTGCAATGGCTCAAGGTAAAAATGTTTTCGAGCTGGGAGATCAAGCTGCCACTCGCGCTCGCGAAGAATTGGGAATCAACAGGGTTCAAGCACTTGGCAACAAGCAGTATCAAGCGCTTCAGCGTAAATATTATGATCAGGCTCTTGGTGGACAAACATACGATCAATCAGTTGCAGCATACCAAAAACAATTTGCTGAATTTAAGCCAACAAAATTTGGAGGTGGAGTACAAGGAACTGGAATGTCAAGCGACCTGATGGGTGATGGCAAAGGGAAGGGCAAGCGTAAAAAAGAATTACAGGAGTATGTGACAGATGAAGTCAAGGCACTACAGGAAATCCAAGCGGCAAAAGAAGCTGCCATCGATAAAAACGCCAGCTACTCGGATCGTGAGCGAGAAATTCAAAAAGCTACGGCCCAATATTTTACCGATACTGCCATTGCGGTGGCTCAATACAACGCCGCCATTAGAGATCAATCTCAGTACACTCCAGCCACTCGTGGCCAAAGAATGCAAGACCTGGCCACTTCCAGGGATCGAGCTAGGGATTTAGCCAGCATTTCTTATACAAATAAACTGACTGGTCCATTCAGAAGCAGAGCCGAAGAGGAGAGGCAGGGCATTGTTGATCTGGAAGGAAGAATTGAAAGCTTGAAGAAAGGCAGAGAGGAATTAAGTATTGTTGAAGCAGCAGAAGTGTTTATCAAAAAGAATTTGGTGGGTGTAGATGCAACTGCTGCTGCTGCAATGCAGGAAAACATTAATATTGTAAGGGCTCTTGCCAGGGAAAGGCAGAATCTATTAAGTATTGAACAACAGGCTGCTGCATTGGCACCACTCCGCAATCAACTGGCATTGGCGCAGGCAATTAATCCGGATGATGAGCTTCGGTTGCAATTGCAACAAAGACGACCAGACGCAACTGCAGGTCAAATAGACGAAGAGTTTAAACTTACAAAGCAAATTGAAAATGCAAACAAACTAAAAGAGGCTTATCGAGGCGTGGCTGGTGCCATTGGAGATTCTTTTGCTCAAGCATTTAAGGGAGTGGTGTCTGGTTCTATGACGGCGCAAGAAGCTCTAGCTGGGTTCTTCCAAAGCGTTGCATCTTCATTCACCGATATGCTTGCTCAAATGATTGCCGAATGGCTGAAGGCCCAATTGGTTAAAGGATTCCTGGGCATTATCAGCTCGATTATTCCAGGGTTTGGCGGAAAAGGCGGCGGCTTGTCAGATCTCAATGCTCCAGTTAGCCCTAGCAATCCACTGGGAAGGTTTGCCAACGGCGGCATTGCAACTGGCGGCTTCCGCGCATTTGCCTCCGGAGGCGTCGTTACAGGCCCCACGCTTGGCCTTGTAGGCGAGGGCCGTTACAATGAGGCAGTCATTCCTCTACCAGACGGCAAGAGCGTCCCAGTGGACCTCGGGGGCGCTGGTGGCAGCGGTCAAGTTATCAGCAACATCGTCGTCAATGTCAACTCCGATGGTCAAAGTCAAAGTCAGCAATCAGGCAATGGCAACGCAGAACTCGGCAAGAAAATTGAAGGTGCGGTCAAGCAGGTTATCGTTGGTGAACTTCGCCCCGGCGGCCTCCTAGCAAATAGAAGATAATGACACAGCCCACTCTTGCCCTTCCTTGTGAATACGGACTAACAGTCCAGCGTGGCAGTCGCACGCAGAAAATTAGCTTTGGTGATGGGTATGAGCAAGTAAGTCCAGACGGCATCAACTCTGACATCAGACAGTACCAAATCGACACTGCGCCCATTGCAGACTCCACCGCCATTGCGCTAGACAAGCAACTTTCCGCACTCGTGGGAGATTTCTTCTATTCGCAATTCTTCATGGATGACCAGATGTACAAATATCGTCTAGAGCCAAATCAATGGCAATGGAAAATTATTGGACCAGATAACAATGTGTTTTCATTTGCGGTGAGGAGGATTTATGACACTAGAAGCTGACGTACAAAAAGGCTGGCATAGTGCCATTGTCGAGATGTTCGACATTGACCTTACTGCCATCACTGGCGACGCTCAGGATATTTTTTACTTCACCAATCAACTCAAGCCCGACGAAACTAAAATTCAATGGAAGGGCAATATTTACGAGCCTCTCTCATTGCTCTCTAGTGGTTACGAAACAAACACCACAGGACAAATTGCGCAGCCAACATTAACTGTTGCCAATATTCTCGGCACTTTCACTGACGTGGTGGAGAACCTAGAGGATTTAGTTGGTGGCAAAGTCACAAGGCGACGCACGTTTGCAAAGTATTTAGACGGCGAGCCCGAAGCTGACACTTTACAGGAATTTCCCATTGATATTTATTATATTGAGCGCAAGACTGAAGAAACAGCAATAAGCATCACGTGGCAACTTGGAAGCGTAATGGACCTGGAGGGCTTGCAACTTCCTCGTCGAGTTATCACGCAAAATCATTGCCTGTGGAAATATAGAGGCAGCGAATGTGGCTATGTGGGAGCGCCAGTATTTAATGTCAATGATGAAGTGATTTCCACTACTGGACTATCCGCTCAAGCCGTTACAGTGATTAACGCTTGGACTTTAAATGAACAGCGCAAAGCTGAATACAACAATGCCGTATCAATAAGAAATAAAGCATTTGAAACGCAACAAAATGAATGTGATTCCAACGTAAAAATTGAAACTAAATACAGCAGAACGGCGCCGGAATCGTATGTGGTAAGCAGCAGCAGTTTGTATTCCTTTGCCAATGCCTTCTGGGATGGCGCAGAAGTATCGCTGGGTCAGTTTTATAGGCAGGGAATACTGCGAGAGAGCCCAACGGGCGATGGCGATAGGTTTGATCTTGGCATTGAATATTACGAAATAGAACGATGGGGCGGAGATCCAGCACGCTGCGGCATTGCAAATACTGCCCTCTCCAATGCCAACGCAGCACTTGCCACTGCCACGAGCAACTACAACGCTTCCCAGGCGGCGCTCACGGCGGCCCTAGCGGCACTTCCCGCTCTTGACCCATTGTGGAATATTGACGTGTGTGGCAAGCGCGTAAGGAGCTGTCAGTTGCACTTTCCCGAACAGTCCATTCCTTTCGGCGGCTTTCCAGGGGCCAATTTGTCACGATGAATTTTTCCTTCAGTCATCTACATGCAGAGATGAAAATCTATGCACTTAAGCAGTTTCCTGAGGAAGCATGCGGATTGATTGTTAATGACAAATTTATCCCATGCAAAAATGTTCATTTTGAGCCGCTCGCTAATTTTGCCATTGATGCGAAAGCCTATGCAAGGGCAGAGAAGAAGGGCACAATTCAAGCAATCTTTCACTCCCATCCGGGCAAACTAAATACTTTCAGCATGCACGACATTCAATCTTGCAAAGAAAGTAATTTACCATGGGTGATGTATTGTACGGTCACTGGAGAATGGTTTGAAATTGATCCGTCTGGCAACGCACCGTACATTGGAAGGCGATGGCAGTATGGCATTTATGATTGCTATTCGTTATTTAGAGATTTTTACCGTCGTGAATTCAACATTGTCCTCGATGATTTTAGTCGAGGGGAAGAGGGAGAATGGACCAAGCCTGAATGGCGCATGTTTGAGAAGAACGTAGAACGGCAAGGTTTTGTTGATATTGAGGGGCCATTGCGGAGAGGCGACATGCTGCTCATGCAAATGCAATCGTCGTTCATCAACCATGCTGGTTTTATTGCCATTCCAGAACGCAATGTTTTCTACCAGCACTTGACCGACAGACTGTCAGAAGAAAGTATCTATGGGGGATATTGGGCTAAAGTAACGAATAGGATCATGCGACACAAGGAGCTGCTGTGATGCAACTAGTAGAAGTCAGTCTTCTTGGCGAATTAGGGCGTAAATTTGGCCGTAAGTACTCTTTTATGGCGACTTCGCCCAAGGATATTTTTTCGGCATTGTGCAATCAATTAGAGGGTTTTAAGGAGTACATGAGCAATGCCCATGAAAATGGCATTGGCTTTCGTCTTGTTGACGGTGACCCGGAAGGTATGGACTATGCCAATCTTTTCCTTGGATGCAGAAAGCTTGTTATTGCTCCCATCGTGTCTGGCGGTGGCACCGTTGGACGTATTTTGATTGGCGTGGCGCTTGTTGCCTTAGCATTTATTCCTGGTGTTGGCTGGGCCGCAGCCACTGCCGCAACAGCAGCCAAGGCAGCTACTGCTGCTGGATTTACAGTGGCTGGAAGTCTTTTATTCTCGTTGGGAACAAGTTTAGTGCTCAGCGGTGTTGCCAGTCTGCTCACTCCGCCAGTCAGTAATCCCAAAAGCGACACTGACAAGAAAGATAGTTTTCTATTTGACCGAGCGGCAGAACTTACCACGCAAGGAAATCCAGTGCCAATTCTTTATGGACGTTTCCTGGCTGGTAGTCCCTTGGTTATTAGTTCTGCAATTACCACTCAACAAGTGCCCGTTTGATGGAGAATTCAAGCTTGCAAAAGAAGAACGGTGGCTGGACAACTGTCATCACTGGTGCTGGCGGCGGAGGCGGCGGCGGAGGCGGCAAGAAAGGCGGCAAGAAACCCACTGAAGACGCCGAGTCCCTTAGGAGCAGATCAGAGGCCATCTTTGTTGCAATACTTTCCGAGGGCGAGATACAAGGTTTTGAGGACGGCGTAGACCCGCTCACTCGCATCTATTTAGATGATGTGCCAATTAAAAATAAAGATGGTAGTTTTAACTTTACAATCAATGGTTTCTTCACTGGCTCTCCTGCGTCTGCGCTTGGCAAGGGAAGTTTAATTCCAGCAATTTCTACTTCTATTCCATCGTTACAACGAACTAACGCAACTGGTGCAGTTGATTCGATTGTTGTTGACTATCGAGTGGGCACTCAGAATCAGGATCCCATGCCGGGTTTTGATGATATCAAAGCAGAGCAAGGAGTAAATATTAAGCTGTCAAGCGTCACTGGACCAGTCGCTAGAGTTACAACTAGCAATATTTTCACAAGACTTCGCGTGAGAATGGGCGTCGGCAGTTTGTTCAAGATTAACAAAGACAGTGGAGACGTAAAAGGAAGTGACGTAACTTTCAACATCAGAATTAGACCAGAGGGAGGATCAGATATTTTCAACGAAAACAAAACTATCAGTGGCAAATCACGCGGTCCTGTTGATTTTGAATATGAATATGCGCTAACTGGTAACGGTCCATGGTTGGTGACGGTGCAACGCATTACGGCAGATCCCACCACTACTGCCACGAGTGACGACCTTTATTTCAAGGCAATTGTTGGCATTGTTGATCAATCTTTCCGCTATCCCAATACTTCACTATTTGGTCTAAAAATTGGCGCCGAGAACTTTTCCTCTGTGCCAAAAGTTGCTATTGACATGCTGGGGATAAAAGTAAAAATTCCTACCAATTACAACCCCATTGCTCGTTCGTATAGTGGCATTTGGAATGGAGTGTTTAAGACTGAATACAGCAACAATCCTGCATGGATTTTTTATGACTTGCTAACCAATAGTCGCTATGGATGTGGGCAGTTTATTGATGAAAGTCAAGTGGACAGATATAGTCTTTATTCCATCGCTCAATATTGTGACGAACTGGTGCCCGATGGCAAAGGAGGAATGGAACCGCGCCTAACGTTTAATGCTTATGTGACCGATAGAGGAGAAGCTTATGACGTGCTGAACAGTCTTGCTGCTGCGTTTCGTGGCATGTTGTACTTTGCCGAAGGTAGCGTTGTCGCCATTCAAGACAGGCCCAAGACAATTAGTAAGATTTTCTCTCCAGCTAATGTCATTCAAGAAACGGACGACAATGGCAATGTAAGCACACCACCATTCAACTATGAAGGCACGGCTCGCAAGGCCCGCAAGACTGTTGCTCTAGTTAGCTGGAATGACCCAGACGATTCTTACAAGAGCAAGATTGAATATGTGGAGGATGCGCCCGGCATCGACCGCTACGGCTATCACGAGACGGAGGTGAGGGCCTTTGGCACCACTTCTCAAGGACAGGCCCAGCGTGTTGGACGGTGGATCCTGACCACAAACCAACTGGAAACTGAAACCGTCACCTTCAAGACTGGTACGGAAGGATTCTTTGTCCTTCCCGGTGAAATCATTGGCATTGCAGATCCAGCTAAGGGAGGGAAGCGCTATGGAGGCAGAGTGGTGAGTGCCACAACTTCTGAAATTATTCTCGATCAGGAATTTACCATTACAGGCGGCAAGTCTTATTCACTGTCAACAATGCTGCCCAATGGCACGCTAGAAACTCGTGCTGTCATCAATTCTCCCGGAGACTTTGCTGCGATTGCCGTGAGCCCTGCTTTTTCCATTGCTCCTGAATCTAGCGCTCCATGGGTGATGCAAGAAGACGCCGAAGGCATTCGTACTTTCAGAGTGATTTCCTTGACAGAGAACGATGGAAAAATAACAGTGCTGGCCTCTCTTTATGACGACAGTAAATTTAGCACCACTGACAATGCCACTGTCCTCAGCAAGCCTCGCATATCTCTTGCCACCACTCAAATTGTGCCGCAAGTAATAAATGGTAGCATTATCTTAGGCGTACCTTCTGATGTGGCTCCCGCATAATGGCTCAAAATGAAGTGTCGTGGAAGTTTCCACAGTATTCCGGCTATTCCATTCTTAATGCAGCAGTTCATCCGTTGATCTGCTGGAATCCAGTGCAGAACAATCCGTTGATTGCTGCCTTTGAAGTGGCATATTTGGACATTGAAAACAATTTATGGATTGATCTTGGCCGCACATCAACAAATTACATTCGTTTCCCATCGGATGATTACAATGCGGAAGCCGTTTATCAGATTAGAGTTGCTACAATTGGCGTTAACGGCACCCGTTCCTCCTATTCGTATAGTACGGTTACGCTGTCCAGCCCGTTGTGCTTTAACTTCACGGCTAGTCAGACAGTAGTATTGGCTAATGGCACGCAAGTGCAAAATCAGCGCTATCTCTTCCTCGTTCTTTAAGCATGGCTAATCTTTACGGACTTGATGCGGGCGGCAATGCAGCTTATGTAAAGGCTACTGGCGCTGGTTCTAACGGCGATCCGTTCCTCGTGCAGAACGATGCGTTTACCACGCAAATGAAAAGTGCCTTCATCACTGGCAGTGCTAGTGCTGATGTGGTGGCCGCAATTGGTAGTACAAAGCTTCGAGTGATGTCAATGGCAATCACTTCGGTATCTGGCTGTACAGTAAAGATTCAGAGTGGTGGCTCCACTGACAAGACCCCTCCGTTTCACATTGCGGCCAATGGCAATTTGACGCTCTCGAATAGTCTCGGCATCTTTGAAAGCAATACTGGCGAAAAGCTTAATGCCGTGGTGAGTGGCACCACTACCTACACGGTGATGCTCTCCTATCGTGAAGTGACAGCATGAGCGATTTTCTGGCTACTTCCATTGTCCCTCGTGTTGACCTTCACCTGTTGAGGAGGGATTATTTTGATGGCGTTAGCCTTTTACTGCAAACTGCTAGTGGCACTCCATATGATTTAAGCGGAGTGCAAGTGTGTGCCACCATTTGGAAGAAAACTGGTGGTTCTTCATACACGCAAATCACTTCAGTCAATGTGGAAGAGCAGGAACCGCTTAGGGCTGGGCAGGTGCGGCTTTGGCTTACATCTTCTCAAACTGCTGCAATTTGGGATGCATACGGACCAAGTAATTCGACTGGTGGCGTTTTCTTCCCAACGGCCTACACTGAGGATGCGTCCATCGCTTCATTTTCTTCCTTGTTCTGGGACGTTCGCATTGAAACGTTGGAGCCATTGACGGATTTGATTTCAGTGAGCAGCGGTACGTTTATTTCTCAAAACAATCATACGCTTGGTTCCTCCGAGCGAGTTACTTTCAGTGGCACCACAGTTTCTGGCATCAATTTCAACTATACTAGTGCTACCGTGTATAGCGGTTTGACCAACATTTCTTACCTTCCCCCGTATTCTTTTAGAATTCCAGCCTTGTCTGGGGTGACAAATGGCGCGGTGGGTGGAGAAGTTTATAGACTAAAGCAAGACACTGTAATTGCTGGCAATGTTGTTGTTGGCACTACTTTATCAAATTGTTTCCCTTGATAAATCATGGCTGACCTTCAAGAAGGCGTAAGCGTTGTTACTATTGGGCGCACTGCGCCAATTCCGCCTGGTCAGCAGACGATGGCGGCCAGCCTTCCTGTTGTAATTGCTAGCGATCAAACTGCGGTGCCCGTAACAGTTGCAAACCAACAAATTAGTGAAGTTAGCCTTAGCCTTCTTGGCATTCCTCGTGCTGAAGTTGCACTTGGTATTTTTGCTGATGTTACAACGTATGATATCAACCCCAACGAATGGCAAAGTGAAGGCGGAGGTTCCACCACTCACATTCCCACTGAAAGCGCAGCAAAAGTTGCATTGGGTGCGGCAACAACTAATAACTATCAAATTCTGAGCAGCAGGCGTTTCTTCCGCTACCAGCCTGGTCGTGTTAGTGCAGCCACTTTTGGCGTTAGAACGACAACGACTAATGACCTCACCGATATTAAGAAGTTTGGCGCCTTTGACAAGCGCGATGGCTATTACGTGGAAATTCAAGGTGGAAGTCAAACAAGTCCTGCTGAAAAGGAATTCAATTTCTATTGCGTAAGGCGCACCAGTGCTCTTGAAAGCAATGAAAGTGGCATTCGCACGCCCAACGCTCTAGACGGCGACATCGGGACTGCTGGCACGGATCTAGTGATTGTAAGGGCTGGACTTACCTACATCCATGCTGGCTTGTACGACCGTAGCGTGCGGGGCGCTGGTGGCGTCAATATTGGAGGCATTGCATCGTCTGATGGTACTACGAGTGTATCGTCTTCATTCATCTCGGTGGAGGCTTCCTATCGCTACACCTATGAGTATCGCGTGCCTCGTAAATATTTCAGCCATGATCGCCTTGATGGGGAAACTAAGGCTCAATACTATGCAGATAAAACTCCTGGCCGCAGTTCCTTCACTCTTTCCATTGGTGGCACCGCTTCGGCCCCAGCAGTCACCTATACCAATGGCAGTACAGTCATTGACGCCAATGGTGACGTGGTTAGTGATACAAGCGTTTGGGACATTGACTTTTCAAAAGTCACCATGTTCAAGACTGAATACAGTTGGTATGGTGCAGTTGGCGGCCACTTCTTGGCTTATGTGCCAGATGCTACTAGCACAGGAGATGCACGATGGGTGAGGATTCATCATCTTCGCGCTTCAAACCAGCTAACAAGTCCTAGTCTGGCCAACCCAACGCTGCCCATTTCGTACTTGGCGCAAAAGGCTACCAGCGCTAATGAATGTGCCGTTTATAAATATGGCGCATCGTATTACATTGATGGAGGGGACAAGGGCACGGTTGTAGCACGCTCCCAAAGCAATCCTATTGATCGTACCGTTACAACTAGTGGCACCATGCTTATTGGCTTGCAAGTGAAGGAAAATATCAACTCCATTCGCAATCGCATGCAGGTGTACCCCACTCGGCTTGGTGTGGGTAGCAGTGGTCGCGCAGTGGTGAAACTAGTGAAGAATCCCACAACGGTATCTACCACTCCAACGTTTGCTAGCGCTGCTGATTTGAGCCCATTGAATGTTACCACTACTAGTGGCGTGACAACTGTCAGCGGAGGTACTACAGTTGCAACATTTTATGTTGGAGAGGGCGGCGTAGATCTTGACTTGGCTCCATACTTTGGTTATAACAAAGACTATCTTTCCTACCCATTGACAGCCAATGCTGGTGACAGTCTGTATGTATTCGCTCAAGGCATTGGAGCAAGTACAAGCGTAAGCGCTGCGTTAACCTGGGAAGAGCAGGTGTGAGGAAAAAATAAATGACAACAATATCGGGGTATTATCAACTGCCTGATGATGCCCAGAATGCTGGTAGTGAATTAATCAACGCAGAATTGATTGATTTTCTCACTGGAGATTCTTTGATTGATGCGCAAGATCAAGAAATTCTCACTGGAGATGCACGGGGCACTTTAGTGCTGAGTAATGAAGAAGGTATTACTTCCGTCACTCCATGCAATACTGCTGACAGTGACATTCCAGTGGATGTTACCAACACTTCTCAAAGCGAAGTGGAAGTTAGCCTGCTTGGTATTCCACGAAGTGAAACAGCGCTGGGACTGTTTGATGCAGTAAATATCTATGGCGTCAACAGTAAAGAATTTTACTCTGGTCCCATTGCTGCTGGCTATGTCTATGCTGAAGATCCCTCGGATTGGACTTTTGCTGATGAATATGGTTATTTTTGGAGACATATTCCCGCTGAAAGCGCCTTGCAAGCCTATGCATTTCCACCACCAGTAAGCTTTACTTATTTGGTCGATGACAATACTGGACGGTTTCCTGGCGGCCAAACCAATGGCACAATGACTGCCTTCTGGGAGAGCAAGCGTTCTTTCCGCTACCAGCCAGGCAGGGTGAACGGCTTTACCTTCGGCGTGAGAATGTCAACTGGTAGTGATTACAATGGGGAGGTAGTGCGATGGGGATGCAGGAATAGCGTTGGAGATGGTTATTATTTCCAGCTTGAAGGTGGTAGTGATTTGTATATTGTCCGCACCTCTCCTGATCTTGGCACTGTAAAAATTCACAGGGACGATTGGAGTGGTGATCCCATTCAACCAAACAAGGGAAGCACTGGATGGAACCTTGACTTGTCCCGCGTGACAATGTTCAAGATTGAATTTAGCTGGTATGGTGCTGTTGGTGCAAGATTCCTGGCTTATGTGCCAATTGATCACGATGAAGCTCGATGGGTGGCATTGCATTATGTACTGGCAGAAAATCAATTTGTCTATCCCAGTCTGCGCAGTCCATTCCTAAAGCTTTTTGTCGAGGCCCAAACAACTGCTGGCGCCACGTCTCCTGCCTTTATCAATCTTTACGGCAGCAGTGTTTACATTGATGGCGGCGACAAGGGCACTGTTACCACGGGTTCCGCTGGTTTGGACGTGCCAAAGCAAATTGACTCTACGCCTAGATCTATTCTTGGGCTGCAAGTGAAGAGTGCAATCAATAATATTGCCAACAAAAAATCAGTTTTTCCAACCAATCTTTCAGTGTACGCCGATACAAACGCACGTTTTGATTTAGTCTTTCAGGAAAATAGCATTTGCGGCCAGGAAAGTTATTTCTATGGCAATGGAACAAGTTTGACCAGCGCCGCTGCTTCTGGCATCACTGTTGTTCAGCTTGGTGGTAGTACATTGGCCACTCCATCGGGACAATTCTTTCCAGACATTAGAAATGAAATTAATGGCAGCTATGACTATTTAACTGGACGTAAGGTTAAAGTTGTTGGTGCTGGAATTCTGTCCACGCATGTTGTTTCAATTTCTGACGATCTCACTCGTATTACGACAGATCGTGGACTTCCAGGCGTAAGCACTATCACTTTTGGCCGCATGAATTCATATGCCGTTAGCAGCGGAGTGATTGCCAGCGGCATTACGCAGGGAACAATTTTTAGGCAATTTAGTAGCGGCTATGCTCGCATTGGCTTATTGCCAAATGCTTCGGGCTTATCTTATAACCCAGCGAGTGACAATGTTTTGTGGTTTGCCTCCACTTATCCCGGCTTGAATTTTAATCGCGTTGGTCAAGTGATAGGAGAAAGACAATTTCCTCTTTATTGCAATCAAGCCACTGATTTTTCCATTGCGTTTCCCTCCATCAGTTCAACTGTTATCAGCGCTGGTGGACGTTCCATCACTGTTTCAGGCAACAATCCATGGCCAATGAGGGTGGTGGTTGAAGCCCATCCTGGCAGCGTGGTGTCTGATGTGGTGATTGCCCAGCAGCCTTTGTCTGTTCGATTGGTGCCCAACAATGGATCGACGCAGGCCCAAACATCATGGCCCCTCGTGAGCGGCATGACGCAAGATGCCACTGCGGCTGGTGGTACCAGCTACATTGCCAACAAATTTGAGAACAGCTTGGCGGATCCTCTCAGTGCAGCATTGGCGGATAGACAAGGTTATCGCACTTTATTTGGTGGTCAACGAGTGGCATCATATTTTATTGGCAGTGGTGAAAGTAAATCATTTGACCTCAGTCCATTGTTTGGACCAGATAAAATGTTTATAACAGGCCAGCCTGGAAGCATTGAAAGCACTGGAGGGCTATTCGTAGTTGCCACTGCTCGCACTGCATCCGGCGAAGCAAGCGCCAGTATCACCTGGGAGGAACAATAATGGCATTTGTTGGACTAGCTTCCGCCAATAACTTGTCTGACGTGGCAAGCGCAGAACTTGCCTGGGATAATCTTGGGGAAAGCATTAGCTATACAATCAACAACGTTACCACTAGTGGAGTGGTGATCAAGGGTGCTGATATTCTTGCCCTCAATGGAGTAAGCAGAATTAGTGCTAGGGACTTGCTTCTATTACGCGGCTTGACAAGCAATGCGCAGGTTCGTTTAAATACCATTTCACAACAAATTGCTAGTGGCATTGTCTTGCAAGATAATGCACTGCTGAAAGCTTCTCCAACATCTGCTGGTAATTATTCGCTTTCGGGGAACTTGGTTTTCTCTTCGGTGCGCATCAATGGTATTGTGGCACGATCACTATCAACCACGCCATTTGCAAGCGGAGTGGCCACAACGTCCATTTATCTCGATAAAGTTATTATTGCCAGCGGCTTCACGGTACGCAATACTACTGCTTCCGGCAGTGTAGCTTCTCCCGAACTTGCCATTCCCATTGAAGACAATGGCTATATTTACTATATAAAGGCAGGGCAGTCATGACGCAACAGTTTGGTTTCCGTGCCTCTCGGAGTCTGGCAGAAGTTGAAAATAGAAATGAATGCTGGGACAATTTAGGCATTGACAGGAGAGATTTAGCACTTCTGGTGGGGACAAGCGCTGCTGGCGTGACAGAAGGCGACTATTTTAATTGCAGGAATTTAACAACTTTTCTTGAGCCGCAAATTAGTGGACTGACCATCGGAGCTGGTTCTGGCCTCACTGCAATGCTTGGTAAAATTAGCAAGAATGGTGATTCTGCAGTTGGCACACTTTCTGGCGTAACGATTAATAACGATAGGGCTTATTACAACGCCAACCTTGATATTATCTCCGCGTCTAGCAATAGTTATTTCTCTCCCACTACTGCCAGTGGCTATGTGGGCGGTGCTCAGTATTTAATCGGACCAGCTTACATTCCATCGTTAACAATTAGCGGGTTTAACTTTCGCGGACAAACACAACCCTGGTCCAATTATTTTATAAAATACAAAACCGCTTTACGGCTGACGGACAGTGGTAGCACTGTACGCTATTCCCCCCTTTACCTAGCACCTCCCACAGCCCTTGAGTCAAACGTTTTATGGCTTGATGCCGAGTACAGTGCCATCACGCTTGATGGGGCAGGAGTGAGACGATGGGATGACGTGCTGTTGCGGGCCAATGCCTCTCAATCAGAAGCAGCTTACAGGCCAACTGTTATCGCTGATGATATTGCGGGCAAACCTGGCATTGCATTTGATGGCAGCAATGATTTTTTGAATCTTGGCGCAATCGGAGGAATTCTCCCCACTGGAGCCACAGTAATTATTGCTTTTAGCCTGAGCAATGCACTAACTTCTGGAGACGATGTTTACTCTCTCATTAGTTCGCTTGCAAACATTTCTAGTTCCTGGCGAAATGGCACTGAAAATGGCTACTGGGGGCTATTCACTTCTTCTATCATCTTTAACTTTCCCGTGTCAATGCCAGTAAACGGCACACTTATTGCCAGCGTCAGGGCAAGTACTGCTTACGGTTTAGAGGTGAGGCTCAATAGTATTGTCCAGTCTGCAATTGCTCCCGGAAGTTACACTTATAGCAACGCTGGTAATTTTGTCATTGGTGTGAGCGATTCAGTGAGTCTTTCCAATGCCTTCAGGGGAAGCATTCATTCTATTGCTTTCTATGACAAAGTTTTAGACACCACAGAGCTCAATTCTCAAGAAGAATACATGCGATGGAGGTATGGATTTGTATTTAATCCTGATGACGCTCCCTTCTCCTTCTCAAACACTCTTCATGATGAAAGAGCCACTGCTTTTAGACTTGAAGACGATTCAATTCTGGAGGCAGCATAATGGCAAGAGGACTGGTCAGGAAAAACAATTTAAGCGATCTGACGGATCCCGTACAGGCTCGCATTAATCTTGGCCTACAAGTGCCAGATTATAAGCGCATCAGGGGACTGGTTTTGTCTTCTGGCGTGAATAATTTAGACGTGCAGAAGATTGCCAATTCTTCTACTAATTTTCAAAATCAAATTGGTAGCTCAACAGCGTTACTGGCAACAATTACTTCCAATCTCTATGCCAACAAAGCTGGGGACACGCTTACTGGCACATGGACAAACACGGGAAAGATTTCAGCCAATACCATTGTTAGCGCTTCCGTTGTCCTTTCTGGCAGTACGGACGCCTTATTTTCTCGCTCTTCCCCATTGTCATCCCTTCAAATTGAAACGGCTTCTGGTGTGACCATGCCAAGTGGCTTAAGCGTCAATAATCTGGTAAGCAGTGGTAATGTTTTGTTGGTATCAGGGCAAACCGTCACTCGTACAATGGCAATTGCAATCAATGGCATTCCCTATCGGATTGATTTGGTTTGATTGGTTGTAGAATATTTGATATTGTGAGCATGCTGCCGTCGTGACTAAAATTTCTCAGCTTTCATCCATCGGAGACTCTCTGGCCGTTGATGACCAGTTTCTCATTCGTGATGTTAGTGATATTAGCACTCCCAATAAAAGCGTTACGGTAAGTGGCATCACGAGGGCATTGCCTTTGGGCACTGCTGCTGCGCCTGCCATTGCTTTTGCAAGTGATAAAAATACCGGCATCTATTCCCCTGGCGCAGACCAAATAGCCATCAGCACGGGTGGCACGGGCAAGCTCTATATCAATAGCAATGGTGATATAAACATTGGACATAATTCAAGCGCATACGCTACAGCAGGGCGTGGTTTGATTTCTGTCAATGGAACATCAAGTTCAATTCTTGATTTGCAGACCAGCGCAACAAGCAGATTCAGAATTTTCTGTAACGGTACTGACACTGAATTTTACAATACGGAAGCTACTGGAGCAATTAAGTTTGGCACGAATAGCAGTGAGGCTTTACGTATAACCTCCGCTGGCAACGTAGGGATTGGCACTACTAGCCCTGCTGCAACTTTAGATGTTGTTGGAACAACCAATATCACGTCTACAGGAGCAACTTTAACTCTTGATAGGACAGGCGGTGGAGAA